TTACAAGACAAGGCACTTGCCCGGATTAAAACCATTGGCGATATGTTCGTTCTCAAAAACATATCCCATCTGATTGCAAACTACCTTTGTTCCGTTTATCTCAGCATCAATGTTGGTATGTGAATGCCCATAAATCCATGCATCAATGCGACTGTCGGCGATAAGCCTACTCAGTTCAGTTGCAAATGCACTATTCAACACAGAACCTTTATGGTGAGATGCAACAACCTCCAATGTGGGAAGATGATGCGTTATTACCACAATGTGTTTGGCGGTGGTTTCCACCAGACTTTGCTTGATGAAATCCAAACAGAAGTTGTGCATCTGATTGAATTCCTCTGTTTGGAGCAATTTGCCATTATACATTATCTGCCGAAAGTCGTTCATGCCCTTCCACACAAAATACTCGTCAGATGGAGATATTCGAGACCACAAAGTGCTCATGATAAAGTCGGTATCATCAATCCGCACTACTTGATTCTGATAATATCCTACATTGTTCTTGAACAGCCATTTCCATTGCAATCCCTTGTCCATTACATCACAATAATTGTAATACTCATGGTTTCCGGGCACAATGAGCACCTGACGATAATTCGCAGATGCCCATTTCCAAAAGTTAGCCAAAGGCGCGACCTTGTTTTTCAAATAGAATATATCTCCGGCAAGAACCAGAACATCGCCCGTCGCAGGCAATTCATTATGCTTCAACCACCTGCTGTTGTCGCTGAACTCCAAATGCAGGTCACTCATATATTGTATCTTCATAATCTATTTATGTTATTAACTTTTTGTGTAAATCAGTTCATAATACTCTGAATTTGATTCGTTGTTTATGATACTGCTACAGAAAGCAAATTTGTTGTACAAGTATTGGTAGTGTTCGAGTTCTTCTTCTTCAAAATTTATTCTTTCATAGCATTCGTCTATCTCCTTGCTGATTCTACCGTACAAATTGACATTTGCTTTGGATATACGGACTTCCAACTTGGCTATATCTTCTTTATTTTTAGCAATAGCATTTTTGTAATTATCAATCTCTTCTTGGTAGAAATAAAGAATCTCATCAAGCAGGCCTTTGGTTAGTATACTCGGAGAAGGACTCCATGGAAGTATCGTCAACTCTCGGCTTGGAGTAGTGCTAAGATAAAACAATTTACATCCCAAAGACTTGGTGACTTGTTTGTTATATTCATCAATCTCTCGATTAACTTTCATTAAATCTTCCTTAGATAACTTTTGATATTCCTCATACGAAGGATGCTCTTTGTACTTCAACAAAGGTATCTCCTTGCATCTTAAATAAATGGTAGTATATTCACTCATTGTTAATCTTCCTTATCATTTATTCTTATTAAATTGTCCCACTTGATTTTCAATTATTCTCTTCACTTGTTGAAATGAAACAGGGGTAAAGTTGTTGTTATCTACTCCCACATCATATTGCGTTGGATAGAGATACTGAAGCCGGGCAGCATCTATTCCGGTGTTGTTCTTTCTTGTGTGAACGTGTCCGAATAGTTGCCACACATCTTTATATCCTCCATCAAAGCATAGAAAGGGATAATGATTCAAATATATCCTCTGTTTGCCAATTTCTATGTGCATCTGCATTGCCACATGTTCAAATCTGTCAATGTAGCCTTGGCGTATATTCTTCAAATCGTGATTACCCATAATCAGATATATCTTTCCGTTCAACCTGTCAAGGATTTTAGTCCATTCGGCTGAACCGCCAAGACAGAAATCTCCCAGATGAAACACGATATCATCCTGCCCGACTGTATTATTCCAATTGGAGATTATAGTCTCATTCATCACTTCCACATCCTTAAACGGTCTGTTGCAGAAACGAATGATATTCCCATGATAAAAATGGGTATCGGATGTAAAGAACACCTTACTGCCATCAAATTTATAGTTCATTTCTTTGCAATTTGTGTGCATCACTGCACGTTAATAATCCGGTTACCAACAGCCCATCAGACGGAAATGGCAGAAGAGCATCACAAAGGCGACTGTCACAAATGGGCATACAAACTGAATAGTTGGAAAGTTTGGTAAGGACTCTCCAACTATTCAGTTTCTTTTCTCTCATAGTACAATAATGTACTCGTTATGTTCGCTGGAAAGTATTTGCTCTACGAGGTTCAATGCATGAAACATGAACACTCGACACGGATTCAGTGCGTTTGTTGCTCTGAATTGTGGTTGTTATTGAAAATATGTTCATTCTGTTTCTTTGCATTGTTAATGTTTTATTGTCTTAAAAGCAATGCAAAATTAGCAAATAAATTCCATTCTCACATCACTTTTCATTAAATTCTTTTGCCAAAACACTATGATATAGGATTTTATTTTTCAATCATGCTCGCAAACCAAATAAAATATGTAGCTTTGCATTTGACGCAATTTATAATTGAATATAATATGGCGAATTTGAACTGTATAAAGGCTGTATTAGCTGAGAAAGGCATTATGAGTAAGTGGCTTGCTAAAACTTTGCAGAAAGATCCGGCAACGGTGTCAAAGTGGTGCAACAATCATTCGCAACCTGATTTATACACATTGGCGCGGATAGCAGAAGTGCTGGATGTGGATATTCACAGATTGATTTGCCATACAAAAGAAAAATAGAGGATATGAAATATACAATAGAAGAAATACGGCAGATGCAGGAAGGTCAGACTTTTGACTGTAAAAGTATCCTAATTGAGCCTAAACACCTTGCCACTATCATAGTCGCTATGGCGAATGCAGATGGTGGAATGATTGCTGTGGGTATATCCGATAAGACTCGCAGAATAGAGGGTGTTAACCAGGACAAGGAACATCTCAATGATATATTGCGGACACCTTTGGACTTTTGTGTTCCATCAGTTTCTGTCACTACGGATTATGTGCCTTGTACGGATGCTGAGGGACGTGATAACCGTGTATTGTTGATGCACATCCCTGCAAGTCCGCGACTTCATGCGAATCAAGCCGATGAAGTGTTTTGGCGTGTAGGAGACAAATCACGCAAACTGACTTTTGATGAGCGTTTGCAACTTATGTACGACAAAGGAGAACGCTATTACGAGGATTCCACAGCATACGATGCCACGCTTGATGATATAGATATGGATGCAGTCAAAGCCTACATGAAACGGATTGGCTATGGCAAGTCTGCAATGGAATATCTGCAAGAGAACAAAGGTTTTGTGACCTATAAAGGTGATGTGCCGCAAGTCAGTGCAGCTTGTATATTGCTTTTTGGCAAGCATCCTCAGACATTCTTTCCTCGTGCAAGAGTGCGTTTTATCAAATATTTCGGCACAGAGGAAAAGGTGGGACGTGAAATGAATGTCATCAAAGATGTTACTTTCGATGGTCGTATTCTTGAACAGATCCAGAAAACTGTCGAATATCTTGAAACGCAGGTCAAGGAGCATTCCTATCTCGGAGAGGACGGCATCTTCAAAACCGACCGCGAATACCCCAAGTTTGTAATACAAGAGATGGTGGTGAACTCCGTTTGCCATCGCGATTACAGTATTAAGGGCACGGAAATTCAGATAAAGATGTTCGACGACCGTCTTGTGTTCGAAACACCAGGCAAGTTGCCGGGCATTGTTCGCACTGACAATATTCGTCATACCCATTTCTCTCGCAATCCGAAAATTGCGGAATTCCTCAAAGCATATGACTATGTAAAAGAGTTCGGAGAGGGAGTTGACCGTATGTGCCGTGAGTTGTCGGCATTAGGTGTCAAAGAGCCGCAATACAACTTGGTTGCCTTCATCATGAAAGCGACTGTATGCGCCAATGTTTTGGAGGAATGGCAAGAAACTACCAAGTCCGACCAGAAGCGACCAGAAAGCGACCAGAAAAGCGACCAGATGAGAATTATACTTGAATTGATAAAGTCGAATCCTAGTATAAGCAGAACTGAAATATCTGAAAAGACAGGGCTTCATGATAGTAGTGTAAAACGTCGCTTAAAAACACTTGTGGATGAAGGATTGATTCAACGTGTTGGTCCAGATAAAGGTGGGCAATGGAAAGTGATAGGTTCTCTTTAAGGAAATAGAGGATAGAAATAAATTAACTGAAATATCAAGTTTAATTTTTATTTATGCCTATATGAGTAATTTGGATTCATTAGTACTTGAGCCTATTGAGCAACCTTTATCAAACACCCCAAATATGTTAAGTAATGAAGATAGGGTTCTTTGTAATATGACTCCATTACAAAGACTTTATAGTATTGATGAAGATACATATGAAGAACTGGTATGCGTATGGGCATATTCCTGTTTGGGCAATAAAGGATATACTGAAGTATACCGAGTCGGTCAGGCTGGGGATAAAGGGCGTGATGTTTTGGCATATTATGATAGGGTAAAAGGCGCATTTGACTTATATCAATGTAAACAATATAAATCAGCACTAACCTATAGTGACCTGTGTGGAGAAATGGGCAAATTATTGATATATACTTTTAATAACACCTATCCGATACCACAGAATTATTATATTCTTTGTCCCAAAGATGTTAGTCAGTCTTTCGTTGATTTGCTTAGCAATAATGGAAAAAATCTTAAAATTAAGCTGAAAAACGACTGGGAAACTGTGATAAATAAAAAAGTTGGTACTAACTGGGTAGCATTAAATGAGGAATTATCTACTTATATTGATGAATTTAATTTTAATATTATAAAGAAAATAGAGCCGATAAAGTTTATTGATGAGATACGTCAAAGTCCTTATTATTTCTATTATTTTGGAGGTGGATTTAATATGATTAAACGTACTCCTCTTCAAGTACCACATTCTCCAATAAACACAGAACGTAATTATATTCAGAATCTTAATGATGCCTATTCCGAACATGCGGGTCATATTATAAATGTTATAGATGATGATAATGCAGTTGTAAGTAAATATCGAAAACATTTGGATAGAGCTAGAATATCGTTTTATGAATCGGAAGAAGTAAAGATTGCAAGTAGAAAATCCACTGCTCCAGATTCTGATGAATTTAATGATTTAGTAACATCTATAGAACGATATATTGGCAATGAACTGGATGATGATTATCCTGATGGTTTTACAAAAGTAAAATCAGTTGAAAAAAAGGCAGGAACTTATAATATGCCGACATCAATGCTGATTTCTCATTTAGTAGATAGTAATGTATGTGTTGGTGTGTGTCATCAACTTTCAAATGAAAATAGAATAAAATGGACTGTAAACGAATAAAGATACTTGATGGCGTCTTGGATGTCTCTTTGAGGGTGTTATTTATATTGTCGGTATATAATAAATCGATGGAAAAAGAACGTATTGTTGTATACGACTATGTGTCATGTAATAATGATTGGAAGAATCATCAGTTTACGTATGTTGGACTTCAAAAAACAATCAATGATTCTTTGCATCTGCTGTTGGCTAAACAATTAATAGTTTGCAAAATAAATCAAAATGAAAATATGTATTTGCTGAGTAATATAGGAAATGCTTTGGTTACAGAGTTGGCAACAGAAGTATATGCAGTAAAACTATATAAAGCAATACACCAAACTGATATCATCTTGCATGATATTGCGAAAGAGCAATTGCTGTCATATATTAATAGCCAAATTTGAGATTCATGATGAATAACAATGGATTATATATAAAAGAGTTTGAGGCTCGTGGGGAAAATGTATCAACATCGAAGTTGACTTTTCAGAAAGGGTGTAATGTTGTTCTAGGAAAATCAGACACAGGAAAAACGACATTATATTCAATAATTGAGTTTGTATTAGGTAAAGGAAGTATAGATTTGACCTTACCTCCAGAGGGGGATGGTTATACAGATTTCTTACTTGAAATTCATACTTACGATGAAAGAGTATATACATTGAGGAGAAGCATAAATTCAATGTCTGTATATGTTTCTCCATGTTTGTTAAGTGAATATGATGGACAGCACAAAGAAACTGAATATAGTTGTCAAGGTTCTTCAAATATTAGTTTGTCTGATTTTTTGTTGTCAATTTCTAATGTCCCAACCATATATTCTAAATCTTCGGAGAGAAAGAATCCGACGAAAATATCATATCCAGCTATTCGTCACTTATGTATGATAGATGAAACAAGAGTTGCAGCAAAAGACAAATCTCCATTAGTCTATAACTCTGTTCCGAATCAGCAATGGGTTGAGAAAAACCTTATTGCATATTTGATGACAGGCGTTGATGATAGTGAATTTAGACCAAATGAAGATCCTAAAGATAAAAAATCTCGCATAAATGGGAAAATTGAGTATTTGACTCAAACTCTTAAAGAGGCAGAATTAAAATTGGAATCTTTGGGCGATGTTGGATATATTTCATTAACTGATGATAGCTTTATTGATGTTTATAGAAAGAAATTGTCAGAGGTTGCTTCGGAGGAGGAAGCTTTGTATAATAAGCGAGAACAAATTTTAGAAGAGGTTAGGATATATGAGACGGAAAAAAAGAAGTTACTTCATCTTATATCAAGGCTGAATAATTTAAAATCTGATTACGAAGATGAAATGAGTCGGTTGCAATTTATTAATGCTGGAAATTCTTTGGTGTCTCAGCTGAAGGATGTAGATTGTCCATTATGCGGTTCAACAATAGCGCATCACATGATTGCCAATATTTCATCATCAGAATATGCTGAAGCAATACGAAATGAATACAATGAAATATATTTTAAGCATCAAGATCTGAAAGGACTATTCAACTTTAATATCAACTCCCTGTTTATCAGGTGTTAATTGGTGGCAGTGTGCTATTCCTAACATACAGCCGTACATGAGCCGGTTAATGTTAGAATTTGTTTCGAGTACAAAGATATACAGAGTTGTTCAATATAAGACGTTAATTGTCAGATTTTTGTGTCTGTTTTCACTCTCCGACAAAAGTGAAAGGAGTATCGAACTCATTACGAGATACATGGACGATAAAAGCCCCCGAAAAAACGTTGTTTTCGAGGGCTTTTGATGTTTTATAGACCGGTTCATTTTTGAAAGGAACCGGTTGTTTGGGGTCAGTCAGCGTATCGTCGATTGACGGGTTTGACGTGTATCTCGATACGTTTGTCGTCCAAGATTCGGCGGACAGCTTTCCATAGGGGAAGTTTTTCTACTCCGGCCAGTTTCATGGCCTCAACTATCATTGTGTTTTCAACTAATTGGAGGTAGTCTTCTTCCCGAATCTCGACGTATTTGTGGAGGTCTTTTTTAAGTCTTGCCATAAGTCGCGGGGTGTTGAATTGTTATTTCTCGCCGAAATCAGCGGGCGTCTCGCCCCACAGGGAATTGTTCCAATGGAGCACTTCGATTTTGTCGATTTCGGAGGCCATCGCTTTGAGAAAGATTTCCGCTTTTTTGAGTGCGGCGTTTCTTTTGCGCGAGGCTGTTCGTTTCTCGTTAAACCACGTCAGGGCGGTAAGACTATCGGTGTAGATGATTGCCGGACTGAAACGATGTTCGATGATGTATTTTGCGGCTTCGACAACGCCTAAAAATTCACCGATATTGATGGTCTGGTTTCCGATATTCTGTTCAAAGAGGAGTTCGCCGGTGGCCAAATTAACGGCTCTGTACCGGGTAACTCCTCTTTTCATAGAATGTGCCCCGTCGGTGGCTATTCCACGTTTCGGGCGCATTACAAACCGGGAATGGTCGGTGTGCTGAATCCGTCGTCGGCCATTCTCCGCAGAAGTCTTGCGGCAGCGGATTTGAAGCTGTTGATTACGCCCTCCAAGTTTTCGATGTCGGTGCGGCGTTGTAACAGGGAGACAACTCCCGATACTGTCTTGCTGGAGTATGAATTACCTCCCAGCGGATCGAAGTAAACGGTTTTGTTTCTGAAGTTGACAGTTACCCGGTAAGTTCCACCCGGTATCACCAGTGTGTCAATCGTGGCCTTGAAAAGAAGCGGTGTAGCCGCTACTACGACAAAACCGTTGCGTGAGTGCATTGCTTTGAGTTCGACCGAATACAATATGTTCGGCTGGACTTTGCCTTTCAGGTCTTCAGACAATACACAAATTTTCTTCTTGTAAGGTGAATCCTCACGTACTCCTCGCAGTTGCTTTGTCTTCGAGTGGCGCGACACGAATCCGATGATCTCGCCGGTTCTTTCCGAGGTCGCAAATTTTAATTGCGTTCGCTCTGATATCATACTCTGCTTTCATATTTTTCCAATCTGGTTTTACGCTCAATTAACAAAATGTAAATCAGTCATTATTATTAAAAATTATAACGCAAATTTATATTTTCGTTTTGGAGTAAACAAATAAATTTACTACTATTTTCAGACCGATAAACCGGCTATTTACAGAGAGAAACAGAGTTTGTTACCATAGTCTTTCGTCTTCGGAAAAATGGCTGAAACGTTCGTCGGCAGTGGAGGTTGAGTGGTTGCCGTGACATTTCCAGTACCGATAGACTCTTTCGCCTTTTTCTATACGGAAATAAATATCGTCGGCGTTGATGTACTGCACTCCTTGTTCGGTGGCCGGATTGATCCATGAAGCGGAATTTGCTATCCGTGGGTTCTTTCCGACATACAATTTCTGTTTCTCAGTGCCGAAAATGAAGATGTTCTGCATCCGCACGTCATCGTCCACATCGAACCGGCGGGCGTATGCGGCAAAGTCGTAGATGTCGGTTTGGAGCAGGCTCCCGCCGAAGTAGAATGCTGCACTGTCTTGGAGTTTGCAGAATGCCAGATTCAACGGTCGGCGTAGTCGGATTTCGTTCAACCGTTCTGTTGTAACGGCATTGTTGGTGACGTAAACTACACGGAATCCGTTTCGGGTGGTGTCGCATACTTCGAGATGCCGGACAACCTCCTGCGAGCGGTTGATGCTGTCATCAATCGGGTCTCGTGAGCGGACGCAGTCTTTGAGCAGGCCGATACAGATAATAAGTATCAGGAGACCCCACGGAAGAAGCCGGAAGCCTATCCGCCACCGGATTTCCCGTTCCGTCTGTCGTTTCAATTCTTCTTCTGTCATGGTATCATTGAATTAAAGGTGTTTCGGAAGGATTAACAATCCCCGTTTGTTGAGTTCCTCACGGAGCATTTTCACTAACTGCTCCAAATTCTTCACTTCCTGTCTTTCGCCGGCCTTACGATGAAATAGCGGGGCGAAATAGAGTTTGTGGTCGTCCTTGGTCGGATACGAGAGACCGCCGAGACAAACTTTCGGGGTACGTATCTGGAACAGTCCGTTGACCAGTTTGCATTGCTTGGAGGACGGCACTGAGATTTCGTATTCGGGAAGAGCTTCGGCCACCATTTTCAGAATGGGCCGGATGACTTCATCCGCATAATTCGGTACCGTAATGTTCAATTTCGGCACGGGTTGCCGTTCGGCTTCGGCACGTTCGATGATGTCGAGCTGTCCGGAGGCTTTTGCCGCGCGCTGAAAGTAGCTGTTTAACAGTTCTTCTATTGTCATAACGTTGCTTTTAATGGTTCATGTAAATAAAGAATAATGGTCCGGACGAAGGAACCGGTGCAAGCCGCTTTGTTATTTTTATGCGGCAGCTTCGTCGATGTGCTGCTGCGCCTCCTCGATGGAAGAGATAGCTTCGTCAATAGTATCGATGGCATCGGTCATGCGGGAGCCTTTGTCTGATGACTGGAGGCTTTCGGGCATGTTGTCGTAGGCATCCTGTTCTTCGTCCTTGATGTCGTTTAAGGATGAGATGATTTCGTCCAGTGAATCTCTCACATCTTCGAGTTGTTTTCGTCTGTCTTTGTTCATGATTGATTGGTTTTATTGATATGATATTGAATGAAATTTTGCTGCATTGTAAATCATTCATATCTTTGCATTTAAGTATTAAAGTATGTTTATGTCTAATTTTGAAATAATTATCAATTGTATTACAGCCCTCGGTGCTTTGGCAACCGCAGGAACCTTTATTTATGTGATTAGAAGTCAAAAAGGGACTCAAAAACAGATTGACAGTCTATCCCAAATGGCAGCTACATTTACGCGCCAATATGAAATGGCACGTATTCAGGCCGGGAACACCATATATCCCAAAATCCAAATTACATTGAAACATGATGTGATGTGGGGTATGAAGATATTGGTCAAGAATTTGTCTTATCCCATTGAGATTTACCGTATAATTGTACATACAGACCAGCATCATTCCGATATAACCATAAAGCCTAAAGGGGATTATATCGCTATAAGGCAAGGTGAAACCAAACCTATATTACCTGGCGAAATGGTGCGACATCCTTTGTACTTATATTCAGCATCTCTCCGCCTCTTTTTGGTAACTCCTTTCGATGAGGCGTATGAAGTAAGATATGCGGTTAGCAATGAGCAGGAATCCTATCAATCTGAGGCTATTCCCATTTTGTTCCGTAAAGAAGACCATGAAAACGATACGGAATCCACTATCTCAGCCAAAGAATACAGTATTCACGGAAATATCCCCGGAACAGTAGATGATAACTTTCCGGAAATCTCTCGGGATACTGAATGTATTTAGTTCTTTCATAAGGCAATCAGGGCGGACAATACCCTGATGCCGAGGCGAAACAGACAATGTTTCCAGTCTTGTTGGAGAATATGGTTACGCTTTCTCCGATTTGCTCGCGTGCGGCTTTCTTCGCGTCCCGCAAGCGGACGAAAGAGAGCCGGTTTCCGTACCATTTGTCACAGAACCAATAGTTCGTGGTTGTGAGCTTTGAGGCTGTGATACGAGGATCGGTGTCTGCTCGGGAAGCAAGCAATTTTTCCGCCGCCTGCCGAAGGAAGTCCGGCCAGTCATTGTACGGCATTTTCGACCGCCAGAAATAGTCGTTGAGTATCAAAGGCTGGATGCTGGCCTCTGTTCCGGTGTGGTAGCCTAACAGGCCTGCATAGATGGTTTGGGTAGTACCGTCGGATAAGGCGGAGAAACAGACTCCGCCTTGACGACCGGTCGGCTCGAATTTGCCCCATGCTGATTTTACTTGACGCACCACGATTTTCGGGATGCCGTCTTTGTCTACTCCGTCGCGCAACAATACAGAAGCGGGATGACGGAGTTTCTTCGCTAATGATTTCGATATGAACATGGTATTTTCTATGTTAATCGGTTATTTGTATGAATCGGACATAATCTTCGGTATCGTTAAAGCATTCATCGTTGATGCGCTCTGCCAATTCGTCCAGCGTCAGGCGTTCGACCTCGTATTCGGTTTCGTCTTCTTCGTCAATGGCACTGCGGGAAGGACCGTTTCGCCAGGCGTCGAGCAGTTCTGCATCCGAAACACTGCGGTTCAGATGATTGCAACTCCAAACGAAAGCATAGAACCGTTCTTTGTTGGAAAGGGAGCTAATGTCGTCCACCGTTGCCGAACGAAGAAAATTACTGTCAAATTCCAGCACATCGTCTTCGTGGATGTCCTGTACGCCGATGTGCCATGAACTGTTCGCGCTATTCTGCCGCATGTATTTTACCTGAAGCAGCATATTTCTCCGATAGTCAGCCGGAATATCTCCGAATATTCTGCGGATTTCTGCGATGGCATCGTCGGTCAGGCGAACAAAATCACCGCCTCGGAAAGGAGGACGAGAGTACTCTTTAGAAGATAGGTTTTGTTCTGCACAAAGTTCCTTGTACCAATTCCAGATAGTTATAAGCCAATCTACGTTGATTTCACGAAGCTCGCGGTCTGTTTCCTGAACATCCGTATTCGGGCGCTGGAGCGTACAAGTACCGTCCGCGTGATAGTCGAGCAGGTTGTACCTGACATAGCAGGGATAGCCGTCTTCACCTTCTTCTTCCACAAACACGATGTGAGGCAACCACCCGTCGGGGCGTTCGGATATGTGGCAGAGAGAATCTATGATATTCTGCGATAAGTTCCGTTCTTGTTCTTGCGGTGTCATAATTTATTGTGATATGTAAGTAGTCGGAAAATCAATATCCTCTTCGTCGAAGTCGGTTTGATTTTCCTTGTTGTACTCTTCGATTACGGATGCAGGGATATACGCTTCTCCATCGATGTCGAAACTGCGCCGTTTAAGTAGTCGGTTCAAGGTTGCACTATCTCCCTGGATGATGTTCTCGATATCATCCTTGTTTCCATGTACGGTCACGCCTAAGCGCATCCAGATCGTTACTTCCGGTTGGGGCTCTTCGTCCGCATTTGGGAGGATATGGTAATCATCCCATAGGTGGGCGTCCGATACGCCTTGCACGTAAGCGTCGTATTCCGCCTTGGTAGAAAATTCTATATTCTTGACTACACCACCGTTGTCCATCAGCCATTCGGAAGACGGAAGTTGGCTGGTCTCATTGTAGTATCTGGTGGCATCGCCGCCAAATATGATAGTTGCTTTTATCATTGTTCGGGATGTTTGGAAAGATAATCTTGGATGGATGTGTAGCGGTCCGGTATGGCGGTATTTTCATTGAATCCGTTCAGGCAATGCAGCAGTGCCTTTTCCATGCTGACGTACCGACGTGAGAAAGATTGGATATTGTCCAAGCAATAAGCCTCTATGGCATATTTGAACGGGGCAACTCGCGGTCCGTCTTCTTTGCGAAGTTCCACATACCATCTGCAATCAAGTTGCAGACGGAAGCCGTCCGACTCTCCGTTTTTCATCAGGCGTTCTTCGTCCAGAAGCCTGCGAACGAGAGTGGCATCAAGCAGACCGTCATACTCTCTGTAACATTTAATTCGGGCAGTGTAAGCGGCAGCATATTGCCGGATGTCGTCTTCGGTAAGACGATATTCTTTCGGATAAAAGTCCAGCACTTCTTTTGTCGTGACGGGAATGATTCGTCCGTCTATTTCGATTTCGTAAGTCTTATTTTCCATTATATGTTTTTGTTAGTGAATTTGGGTCGTGCTCGCTGAACAACACGCAGATCGGTATAACCGATGGCTTTCAGTTCATTGAGCAAATCTTTGTATTCGTCCTCTTGCGCAAGAGACGTGTCGGCAATGACACCGGCATAGTCTGCGGCCCCATGCTGTTCGATGTGCATGTAGGATGTTACAGTGCCGTCATGTGGGTCCACATCATCCGGAAAGAGTGCGATGATGTCGCCGTTCTTCCATTTTCTAAAAACCACTTTCGTCATTGCGGCTGCATATTTCTGAGTTCACAATGAAGTCGCCCACGGTTTTCGTGTCTCGGCAGAGCTGGTCGAGGATGTCGTCGATATCCTCCTCGGACACCTCGCCACCGTTTCGATTCTCGATGTCGTAGCGAACCGTGGCGTAAACCGTCTTGACTTCGGTTACCCGAGATTCGTTGCCGTTCCTGGCGATGCCATCGGGAGAAGTGATGTCGAATTTCATCAGTTGGGCAAGGCGGTTGTATTCTTCGTCGTAGAACCGGTTGTATTCGTCCTGATACTCTTCCTTGTAACAGGTTCCGCTGTCAGGATCGTCAGGGTCCTCCGGTTCGACATAGGCATCGAAAGGCAGTTTGTGTTTGTCAACTAATCGGGCAATAGCCAAGTCGCTGGCAATTTCCATGATAGACGAATTGATTTCGTCTTTGTTTTCTTTGTAATACTGGTGTAAGTTCATAATCGTCAGAGTTTAATAAAATATTCTTCTGTTAATGATCGTTTGAGTTTCCGGTTTCCCTGTGCGATGCAGGCGATAAGTTTCTGAATGCGTTTGTTTGCCAGTTCGACTACCTTTTGCGGTGTCGGCTGGGGCATTGCGAATTTCCGGCAGGTCTCGGAGCAGTATTTCTGCCGGGCACGAAGCGGTTTTCCGCAGGCCGGACAACGGCGTTTGCCATCCGTTTCGAGAATCCTCAACACACCGGCATGGAGACCTTGCCACCATTCCAGACGGTCTATTTCGTAATCCTGAAGGGTTACGTTGTTGGAGAAGTCACGGGCCTCCACTTCGACCGAGATTTCGGAGTTCTCCACGATGACTTTGATGGCCGGGTCGTCGTAAGGAGTTCCGTCGTTATCGAACCAAATAATGAAGGTCGGATCCTCCTGTTCTGCATAATCGCCCAACGAGAGTTCCGTCAGACCATTGTTTTTCATAATGGCCACAATGGCGGCCATGATATTGCTGATGTTGTCCATAAACGGGTTTTATTAAGATTAGCTAATATGTTGGAGAGGCGGGCGTTGCCCGTCCATTGATTTTTCAAAAAAAAAGTGGAGCTGCCGGGACTCACGTCAGGACAGCTCCGGTTATCATTATGGCGAATGATGTATCAATAATTGAGTTGAATGGTTCCGTAAACTCCGGCAATCTCTTCCTGCCGGATTCCCAGATAGACCATTGTCACTTGCGGTGACGAGTGTTTCAAAATCATCGACAGCAGTATGAGCGCTTCGGTGGTACGTCCCATCGATTCGTAAACGTAGCGGCCGAAAGTCTTGCGGAAGGTATGGCTGGAGAATCGCTTGATTGGCAGCCGGTATTTTACCCGCAGGTATTTGAGGGTGTCGTTGATGTATTGGGTGGTATAGGGTTTCTTCGTTTTTGGGTTGCAGATGACCGGCAACCGTTTGTCCGGTGAACCGAGCAGTTTATATAGCGACGTGATTCGCCGCTGTACGTTTTCGTTGAACGGAATCTGGCGCGTCTTGCCGGTTTTCTGTTCGATTTTGTAAAGTGCATCTCTATCGAGCACGTCTTTCCATGTCATTGACAGGACATCGGACACACGGCAGGCCGTACAGAAAGAGATGCAGCAGTAAAGTTCCCAAAGATAATTGCCGTCTTCATGAAGGCTGGAGAGCAGGCGGAGGAAATCCTTGAATTCCAAAGGTTCGGCGGTAGTGATTTGACCTTTGACTGACATAGGCATATAGAATTTATGTTAATAATGCGACATCACATGCCTGTTTGGGGTGTCGGGGATTCCTGAAAGAGGGACATGACTTTCGCCCACGTTTCCCGCATCCGGAAATAGTCGTCGTAGCCTTTCTGGTTGATGAAGAAGACGTAAGGCGGAATGTCGGCCTGCTTGAAAAGGTTGTACTCTTTTTCGTCGAGTTTGCGAACCGTGGGAAGTCCCGTTCTGCATAGGGCTTCGTTGACAATCCAGGCTCCCCGGAAGTTATCCATCCGGAGTGAGTCGATGCAGACCACCTCGCCCACACAGCCATTTATCAGAAAGTTGCACACGCACATCAGGCAGCAGGTGTAGTCGATGTCCCATGCGACCAGATAGCTTTGCGGTCGGTCGGCCTTGGCCGCCAACAGCGTCCGGCCACTGCCTGCCGTAGGGTCGCACACCGATAGGATTTTGGCATCCGATTCTTGCTTGCCCATTGTTATTTTCGACATCAGGTCGGTAATGTGCGCAGGCGTGAAGAACTGGCCTTTCTGTTGCTGGCCGCTCTGGGAAGTCAGAGCCATGAACAGGTCACCGAATGCATCGTACCAGCCGTGCCGTTTGATTTGCTGTGACATGATTTGAATCCATGTGGCGAACATGTCGTAGAATACTTTGGTCTGTTCTTTATTATACCTCCAATCGGAGAGCGGAGGCGTGTCAGGGAGCGAGAACCCGTGTACGATGTAGCGCAACAGGTCCTGAAAGACGGTCTTCACGTCCAGTCCGTTCCGATACGTGAAGTCGTTGATTTGTTTTTCCAGTTCCCGGACTTCTGCCGGGGCGTTGTATCCTTTTGCCATAATCTTAATCTTCACATTCTGCCAGAAGGCGTTTTACATTGCGGATTTTCTCGTCGATGCTGTCCAGCTTTGCGAACGAAGGGGTACATTTGGTGCGGCGCATTCCGGCACCCCAACCGATGTTGTTGGCGACCCGTGTGAGTCGGGCGTTCTCTTTGCTGCGGCTTTCTTCAAGACGCTCCAGCCGTTTTTGGAGAGTTGCTTTCTTGTATTTCATGTCTGAAAAATTAAAAAGGCGAAGAACTTTCGCTCTCCGCCTCGGGTGAATAAATTGTGTTTACTAAGTCGTTTCATCGGGTATTTCATTGCCCGTAAAGGGATGATATAACGGTGTGTTGCCGACAGCTTCGGCGTCAATGGCAAAGCTGCCGAGTTCCACATCATAGAAGAGTTCCAGTTTCATCGGTTCGGTGGAGGCAATTTGTTCGGCCTCTGATTGCGACAAACCGGAAATCATCAGGCTTTTTACCCTTTCTCGGAAAGTTTTCGGGTTGGTTTGGGGTGTCGTCCAAACCTCAACGATTTCCTCTTCGTCATCGGTAATGGCGACAGAGTGGTCGAGAGTATGCAATTCTTTCATCATTTTGGTTCCTCCTACTCTTCGTCCCAATAGTTTTTCTTGTACAGCTCCCGCTGCTGGTCGAAAGACAAGGAGTTCCACCAGGCGTCGAGGTCCTCGGCATCGCCGGACAGCCGTTTGTTTTCTTCCAGATCAAGGTGTTTCCACCATTGGTACATTCGTTCTTTGTACTCTTTCATTGAGACGAAATAGTGAGCCTCTTCACACGAGTCACACCAAAAATCGTCATCGGAATCATCAATGTCCGAGATGTATTCATTCGTATTGCCATCGACCCATGCCCGTACCTGAATATCACGGGAGCCGCAACATTCGCATACATTGATTTGACTTTCATCTTCCTCCTCCCTTTCGGTAACGAACCTTTGTCCGTCATAGAGTTCGCACGCCCGTTCCACGATTTTGTCACGGGCGTTGTTGCCCAGTTCAGCATAGAAGCGTTCGGCGGCACCTGACAACGTGGCACTGCTCAGACCGCACCATTTTGCCCAGAAATGCCCGGCCATGCCACCGAATACGGTTTTGCATTCCGCTTTGCTCCAGCGGTTCCACATGTAGTAGAAGAAGCTGGAGACGATGTTTTCATTTGTTCGTTTCATATTTTCAGATGTTTTAGAACCAAGAGATGAGAACCCAATCATTGCTCGGATCGCTTTCTTTGATCAGGAGGTCGAGCATATTTATAAAGTCTTCTTTGCTTGTTCGTGCTCGGTTCAACTCCTCGTGAAATTCCTCGGCATGTGCCTGATATGTTTCATTTTCCTCACCAATGATCGTTCGCAAGCGTTCCAATTCAATGCGTTGAACTTCGTAATCGTCATCGAACTCGTCTTCTGCCGAATTGGCGATATCGAACATTGATAGGATGTTGTAAAATGCTTCTTGTCCGTCACCGCCGAACATTCCGTGGTTGCAATTCATGTATTCGATGCGGTAGATTTTTCCGGTGTGTAAACTTCTGCTCATATTGTATAGATTTTTATTGTCGGTCAAAAAATGAAATCGACGATGACACGCTTGTCGCCGGAGAGTAACCGCTCGTGATTTACATCATCGTATTTGTAGGTGATGTATTTCTTCGCTTCACGGATATATTCTCCACGTACCCAGACCGGAGCGGTTTCGCGGTCTGAGAGGCGGAAGAGCTCTCCTTTTTTGAGTTGGCGGATTGTTTTCTGTTCCATCGGCTGCAATGCCCAGTTTCATTGCGGCATTCCGCATTTCTTCGTATCTGATGCGATGACAACCGGCCGTCAGAATGTCGTTCTTGTATGAATTGATACTCCAATTATGGTTGTTGGCATCATGGACAAGGTCATGTCGGAAGTCGGCTTCGTTTTTGTGGAACAGTTCAACCAGTTTCCAAAGGCGGACAGCTTCCTTGGCTTTGACCTGAATGCCCATTGAGGTCTCGATGCACCCGTTGTGTACCCGGAGCAACGCATTGAAGTCAAGGCCGTAAGGAACGGTGAACCATCTATTTGAAATTTCGCCCGAATACCATAGCTCTTTTTTCTCCTCAAAAGACATGTTGGCTATACGGTGCCGCTCCTCTTCCTCACGCAACCATCTCTCACGACGTTCGGCATACCGCTGCTCCCGTAGTTCTTCATTTCGACGATTGATTGCGTCCTGCCGTTCTTTACGTTCGGCAAAATGCTCCCACAGCAGCGGGTCGTCGGTACGGTCAATAAAGAGTTGAGAGAGCCGGGTTTTGTATTCTGCGGCTGATGTGGTTTGAAGCAGACCGCGTGCAAGAATATCGAGGAACAACTCCTGATATTCGGACTTGTTTTCTCTCGGTAGTTCACTGGAATAACGAGGTCGTTCGCCTGTTACGGTCCAGAATTTCGTAATGTCTTTTTTTGCGGTACTGCTCAATTTGGCCAGTACCGGCATGAGCCAGCGACCGGTTGCGGACTTTTGCCGTTTGTCAAGTCCCCAGAATTCAATCCAGCGACCGATGTTGAGCAGGCATTCTTTGACATGTTCCGTATAATTCTGAGTGCGGGATTTCTGCTGTGCATTGATGTAATCACTGATTTTTTCTACTTGATCGACAATGTAATATGCCGATTCGTAATAGCTGTATTCCGACAGCCTGTCGTTGTGTAGGGAAACCGACCGGGGCGTGTAGAAAATCAGTTCTCCGTAGGGAATCGCTTTCCGCACCATGCCCATGTGTTTGCAGGTGGTGTTGGAATAGGTCCGGGTTGTTACCAGATAGGCTTTTTGCCCTTGTTGATTTGCTTCTACCGAGGCACATCGGAAATGTGACCCATAGGAATAAATATCTTTGCCCTCGAAGTAGAAGTTGCGCCCATTCCGTGCGCTATCCTGACTTTGATGTGCCCATAGATGGGCGACCATCGGGGCATCTACGACGTATCTCATGATGTTTCTGTTTTATCTGTTGAAGAATAGTTGAAAATGAAAAAGAGAAGGCGATAACCTTCTCTCTCGTGTTAATTTTTATAGTCGTTCGAGAACCTTCCGGAGGAATTTTTTGCTCAGTACCTGTTTGCAGACTGTGACACCGGACCACCCGTTACCGGAGTTCTTGTCGAGCAGTTCCCTTATGAATGTCAGCCAATCTTTGACCGGTTTTTTGTTCAGTACGGCCAACAGGCGTTCCGCTTGAATCGTCCAGTCGTGAAATTCCGGAGACCAAGGGGCGTTTATCAGTTCGGACATGGGAATCGTGAACATGTTTTTCCCGATTGGCCTGACAGCCGGATTTTGCCCTACGCTGCGCACGGTATCGGCAATGGCCTGTTCAATACGTTCTTTCTCCCGTTTATACTGTTCTTCCAAACGGTCGAGTGCGTTGATTTGGTCTGCTAAAATACCCATCCGATAAAAGGTCTTTTTATGCCGAATTCCTCGCTGGCCTCATCGCTTCCGCAGTCACATTTGCCGACGGGCTGCCCTGAGCCGCATTTGCAGAGATCGATGCCCCAATGGTTGACGCAATGATTGCAATTACAGAAGACCTGCGGCAAACGTTCTCCCGTAAATCCTATACGGTTGAAAACCTCGCGGCTCATACTGTTACTTGCGCCGTTCTCGAATGTTACGGTCATCGCTCCGCATACGCATTCCTGAATGTATTGTACCTGTATCATGTCACGCGGATTTGAGTTGGAATTCGATGCCGGAAGGCAGTTTGGAATAGTCCACTTTTTTCAGGAAGCGGTCAAATTGTTCCTGGGTAACGATGTCGTTCTTGGAAGCATAGTCCCGCCAGTTGAATACGCCCGTGTTTCGATGGTCGTAGTAGATGAAGTTGTCGAGTGGCATTCCACAGCGAAGCACGTGGAGTTTGACGGCGAGTTCCTGATCGATTTTCGCCTTTTCATTTGCCGCATGGGTTTTAAGGTCTTCTATTTTCTTCCGTTTGGCGGCAAGCAGGGCTTCGTGTCTGCGTTTTTTAATGTTGGCGGGCAGATAATACCCTTCGGCAATTCGGGTTTCCACAAGCTGGAATTCTTCCTCTGTGAGAGGGGTGAATTGATAGCGAACGGAGGTGTCCTCAAATTGTTCTTCGGTCAGTTCTTCGAGTTGTTTGATTGCGGCGCGGGCTTCCTCCTCCCAACGAGCGGGTATTCCCATCGTCTGAAGCAGGTAGGTGAAGTAAAGTTGGTCTTCCGCTTCACGAAGGAATCGGTCGTACTCTTGTTGGGTAATACGGAGTTCGCTCATTGTAACCTCCTTGGAGCTATTTCGCAAGTGGTAGAATCCGTTGCCTTGCGCATACATCGGTGCTCCTTTGGCGTCGCACAGGTGTAAGGCGATGAACGGACACAGTTCGGGAAAGGCCACTGCAATTTGTTCATGGCAACACCCTGCCATGCACCATTTCCAGACACCGTATTTGTCCTTTTCGTAGATGGTTGCTGTAATGCCGAAGTCGGCATGTCCGTTGCGGCAGTCATCGTCGAGCCGCACCTTAACGTCTATTTTGTAGCCGTTTATGATTTTTGTTGCGTTATATTTCAGTTTATCAGCCATTGCGGTATGTGTTAGTTTGTTGATAATGCAAATTCCGGGAATGGGAGCTCCAGACCGAATGTGCAGAGATATTCGGCTTGTTTTTGCCGGTTGTCCTCGGCAATTCTATCATCGATGTAAGCCTGGCATTCGCTCTTGAGCTGGTCGAGCCCGTCATCACCGAAGAATCCCCAGCAACTGTCCAGAATTTCCGTGTCGTCATCTTCCGGCGTAACCTGAAATCCGTACACTTCACCATGCAGGTATTCATTGTACGTGTCGATTTCATTTTGGAGGTATTCCTCGATTTTCTTGCGGCGGGATTGCGTGAGCACTTTCCAGCCGTATTCCTTTTTTACCTGTTCAACACTGACCGCCACAATCCCGAACCATCCGCTGTCCCATCGGCACGAGAAGGGGCCGGATGAAATGCTGAGACCACTATGGTCATAGAGGAAAAGGTTCAAAGCGACATGTTTTTGCAGGAATGATTTCCGAATGTTTCCGGGACGGCCGTCGCATACTTCGTCGAAGTCGAAATGTTCGTCGAACTCCTTTTCGGGACGGTAACGCCGGTGTGCCGTGTAGAACGTGCCGAGGTTGCTCCACTCGCGCGGACTTTCGGGGCAGTCATCGTAGTAGATATTGATGTGGTGTCCTTTATAGGTTATTTGTTCGTATCTGTTCATATCAGTATGTATAAGCAGTTTCCAACTCGCTTTCGTAATTCTCGAAAGCTATAAGGTTCTCTTCGTCCGTCACCTCCTGATCCCAGAACAGTTCGACAAAACGCTCTATCACATCCCGCATGGCGCGGGTGTATTGTTGGAGGTATTTTACGGCCCTCGTGCGCCGATCTGTCGTTTCGTATTGCATGATGATTTATGATTTTGATTGTTCATTCAAATGTCGTTTCGATAGTCGAGCAGGTATTGCTCGAAATGGTTCTCACAAATGATCTGGTTACGGTCGATGTCTGCGGAGAAATCATCCCACTTGTAACCGTAATCTTTCAGTAATTCTTCTTGCTCCGACCGGCTGAAATCCGTCACGTCGATTTCGCCTTCCCGCCAAAGCATGTTGTCCGTTGCGAATTTCCGGACCTCGGACACATTGTGTGCATCACGCAGAAACTCCGTCGGGTATCCGAGATACCGTTGGTGTATCCGGCTGGACTCAGTTTCAGCACACGGCAGTAAATCCGGGTGGCAGGTATTCGGCTCGCAATACCAGAATACCGTATCTGATATTTTCAAGCAGAATTGCAGTTGGTCGGGATCGGTGCATTGAATGTCCGGGTTAAGAAGCCGCCTCATGCGATTTCAAATTGTACCGAGAAGTGGAATTCTTTTCGGAGGTGAACAATTTCCGCCATTGTTACAGGGTCTTTCCCGTATGGATAGAAGATTGTGAACTGGCGTGTCAGGCACCGGATGCCTTTCTTTCGCAGTTTGTACAGCAGGTACGCCCTGCGTCTGAGTTGTTTCTTATTCATTGTCGTTACATTTTTAGAGGATACATAACGATGCGACTACCGATGTGGGGCATGACTTTATCCGTTCGATGTATGGTCGTCCGGAAGGATCCTGAAGCACGGCGTGTAGCCAGCGCCTCAGGATCCTGTCAAGGAAGACGAACTGAAAGTTTTCGGTCCATCACATCAAGCCTGCCAGGCGATGACGGCTTACTTCCTACGCCACTGGGCCATCTTCTTTTTGATGTCGATGCCGTTGTCGTCGAGCATCTTTTTCAATACGGCAAGCAGGCGCCAACCATTGCCGTTCTTATACTCTTCGGCCTTGGCCGAGAGGAATGCGAGCGACTGGTATTTGTCCAGCCGTCGCCCGCTGTCGTCGATGGCCGTACAGTTGTGAAAGCGGATGAGGTTTTGCATGGTGTAGAACGCGCCGGCACCTTTGTAGGCATCCACCCACGCCTTGCTTTGGGGCGTGGCGTGCTTCATCTTGAACCGCTTGTCGTTGAACTTCGTCACGGCATTGTAAAGCTGGGTGGCATTTTTAGCCGCTTCGATATGGTAGGCCGCAAGCCGCAGCGGGCTGTAGAGTTTGGAGTTCAGGTCCTGCACGAAGATGTTGTGGCTGCCGAAACGCTTGTAAGGAATGCCCTTGCATCTCTTGACAGGCAGGCCCTCGACATGCGCTTTCAGTTGTTCGATGTAATCTTCCGCCATAGCCGTAGCGACCTTGACGTTGAACCAGCGGTTCCTGTCCGCGAAGTTCTCGGGGTCGTTTCGCTCCATCTTCTGTTGGGCACGCAGTTCGTCGAGCAGCATCTTCCACTGGTACTCATAGCCCAGACGGTGGATCATCTCCGTCACGCCGACCGGATTCCAAGCGCCGTAGTCCTTGTAGGAGAGCATGTGGAACATCTGAGCCATAACCCAGCGGCGGAACAGACGGCGGTTGGGTACGGTTCCCTTTTCGAGGATGTAATCGAAAATCGGGTCGTTGTCGTCCAGAATCGACAGTTTGCCGTTCTTGTTCGAGGCGACATAATCACCGCCGTTGGCTCCCTGCATGGCAAACAGACAGCTCACGTCCACGCCGACACTGCGGAGTGCCTCGATGCGTTCGTGCGCCGTCTTGGGCAGTTGTGCCTGTTTGATTGATGCCGCAGGGTTTTCTGCGATGGTAACTTTTTTGCCTGCGATGGCAAGTTCCGTCCCGCATGTCGGGCACGTAACATTCGTCTCTTGTTTTTTCTTCATGATTAAATAGTTGATTGATTATTATTCGGCTCTACCCATTGTCTGAGTATTACCAGGTCCTTGTCTTCTTTGCTCTGCCAGAACCACCGGCCGAACTTCTCGGGATTCCATTTGAAGCCGCCGAGCAGTTGGCTGAGGATGAATAGTTCCAGCTCGATTTGTGATTTGTCGCGCCGCTCTCCATAGAGCATGTCGTCATCACTCAATTCTCTTTCCGGTAATGCCATGAAATAGCGGCGCGATGTACTCTCGCTGCGTTCCGACGGAATCGAGTGCTTGTAACGACGGTACAGCTCTTCCACTTTCGAGAAGAACTCCTCTTCACTGCAATGCGGCACTCCGAGAACGCCTTCATATGAGCTGTTCCGGATGACGTACTTGCCGTCCACTTTGAGGCTCCGCATTTGGAAATCAACCTTGAAACGCGCCCCGTTTTCTACGGCACTGACTGTTTCCTGATAGATATTGTCCATAGCTTCTACGAATTGGTTATGTCCGTTCTCCTGAAGGCGGGAATGCTCAGCTTCAGGTTGTCGTTAATCAGGAATTTCCTGTCGCACTCGCAAATGATGTGGGTGTCCGTTACCCGCTTGATTCTCCGTGTAACTTCATCGTGGGAGGTATATGGCCGCCCGTCCTTGGTTCCGTTATCTATATCTCCCGATATATGATACCAGTTTCCGATTTCAATGTCTTTTACGTTCATTTTTTATCTGGTTAAATTGTTTGTCATTAAATGCACTCGAATCGCTGACGCATGGCTTTATAGCTCTGATAAATACAGTAGGTCCTGGATCCAGAACCAGGTAATCGCCTGGTCAGGATCCAGGTAGAATACTGTATGTTAAATTCGATTCCTCGTGCAAAATCGAGCTGCGTTGCCCGTAAGTCTCAATCAGGCCGGCACATTGCTTTATCAGTTCGATATGAGCAGCTATTCAGCTACGGACCTTGTCCACAGGCATCTAATCAGATGCCTTGGACTACGGTCCTTGATGTTATTAGCTGCACCATTAAACTCCTGACCTTGACCTTTTCACTTTGTGCTAAGTTTTGCCGTTCTTAGGATTGCGGCACGTTGCTCTAATAGGTCGATGTGCGCCGCGATTTGAAGTCCGGGCAGCGACGTCGTGTTCCTGATAGTGAATAACGACGTCATTGCCGGGACTTCATTGCTTGCGGCACGCTGATTCTTGTCCCCTGAACCGCAGTTTTCCGTGCTGAAAAAATCTCATTCGGACGGTACATTCCTTTATTTTCCTGATGTTCGCTGCTCTGTTCTGCTGGCCTGGGATTCTCCTCCATCCACTCGGATGGAGGGAAGCTCTGGCCGCAAGTTCAAGAGCTGCACAACTGAAATTCCGATCTCGACTTTTGTAGCTGTGTACTCAGCTTCTCATGATTCTCTGAATATCGGCACATTGCTTTATTGTTTTGATGTACGCCAGTTTCGGAAGCCGGATGGTCGCCGTCGTATGACGTTAGGGATACGACGGCGCCGGACGGGCTGTATCGAAACTCGGCATGTTGAATCATATTCCTTGAATCACCGCGCTTTCGTGCTAAAGGGGAAGTTCTCATAATGACAGACACATTTCTTTACTTGCATGATGTTGCCCGCGAGAGCCCAGCTCTTGAGGAGTCTGAAGGTGATGGTCCGATCACCTTCAAGACTCTCGATAGAGCTGGGTTACACGCGGGAATCTCAAATCCATTCCTCGAACTTCTGCTGATGTGTTTCAGTTCATCGGATGTCAGGCAGGCGACACATTTCTTTACGACTTCGATATATTACAGGAGGAACCAGAACTCACCGATCCTCGCCGGTTGTTAGACCGGCGAAGATCTATGCGTTCTGGTCTGCCATCCTGTAACATTGAATTTTGCCTCTTCATCCATTTACCGTGTGTTCGGTATATCCTATAATGATGCTACCAGCGTGTTGTACACAGCCCGACTTGTCAGCAGGGCATTCCTCATGCAACCAATCGTCAGATAGCCGGGGATGTTGCCTCCGGTTTTGGAACGGTTCGCTTTCACATTACGCCCACGCCCCCGGACAATACATCCGTCAGACTTGTTTCTGACATATCCCAGACCTCCGACTTTGCGTTTACCGGTTGCGACTGCCCGCAAACAATCCATGGCAAACATATTCAGTTCGTCAAGGTCTTTCCGCACGTTACATACGGGAAGAATCTGTGTCGCCCAACTGAACTCGCCGTTGCCCTTGTACAAATAGCGGTTCACGGAATTGACTGCCTTTGTCAGCGTCGTATTCCGGTTGCGAATCGTTCGTCGTTCGATTTCCTTTTGGAAGGTTTTGATACGGCTGGACGAGAGAGAAATCATTTTGCCCTTAATGCTGAACCCGAGGAATTTGAACCAGTGGTCAGCGGTCAAATATTCCACCTTTTTCGGATTGAGCTGCATGGATTTCTCAGACAGTCGCTTCCGGAGCAATTTCATCGCCTTTTCGTAGTCGGCGCCGATGAAAAGCATATCGTCAGAATAGCGTACATAGTAGCCATTCATCTGCGAGAGTTCTTCATCGAGGTCATACAGGAGCACATCTGCCAGCCAGCTTGCGACGGCACACCCTTGTTTGAGCGATTGGTATTTCCTTTTGAGGCAGTTATCCTCGTCGAAATACAGGTCGGAATGATAGTATTTCCGCAGCACGTCGATTAAAGCGGAATGGCCGTACTTGGCTTCTACCTTATCGAATGCCTCATCGATGAATTGAATCGGTACGCTGTCGAAATATTTGGAGAGGTCGGATTTCCAGCCCAAAACTCCGTTCTTTGCAGCGTTCACGATCTGATGACTGACCTCGGTAACCACTCGGCCGCAACCTATTCCTGTCTGGTAGGACTTGCAGGTCTCGTGGAGCATTTCAGGCATCAAGTCAAACAGGAGGTCGTTGGCGATACTGAGTATCACACGGTCCATCGGCTCGTTTACATACACTGTGCGGAACTCGCCGTTGTCTTTGGGGATTTGAGCCGTATGGGGCGGAGAGATTTCATACTTTCCCAGCATCATGGCTTCAGCCATTGCCAGCCGGGTATGTTCGTCGGTCAGCCGGATGAGCTGGTCTTTCCGGATGTCTTTGCCCACACCTTTCTCGATTGCTTTCGTCCATCGCTCGATGTCGAAAAACATTTGCAGAATCTTTTCTGCCATATTATTACTCATTTTATTTGTTCCTCCTTGCATACGAGTACATCCCCGACAATGTAGTCGGACAAGCTCGGATGATTCTCTTTGAAAATGCGTGTAGCCGTTGGGTTGTGTTTAAGACCATGCACCTTTCCTTCCTCATTCACGACCATGATTTCCGTGTCATTCAGAAACACGAGTTCGATGTCTCCTCCGACTATTGCCTGCATTTCCTCCAGCTTAAAGTCGGTTCCATTGGCAGGTTGCACCGGTTGGCGCGTCCCATCGGTTTTAATAATTTCAGCCATTTATTTCTTATGTGTAAAAGTTATTATTGTCTGACCGTCATAGCCGCATTGCACTTTCAGCCCGAAAGCCTCGGCATCGGAACTGATGCAGCAGATGTCCCAGACGTTCAGTTTGCCTGCACAGGTTATGACGGTATTGTTTTCCGAGATATGCGGTGATTTGCCTTTCAATGCAGCACCGCCGGATATTCCGCGCAGGATGATTCCGCGCTGATGTGTTGTAAGTTCTTTCGTTTCCATAGGCAAATCGGAATTTGTTAAAGAATAGATGCTATCCGAATGTTCCGGCGGAATTCGGGCATATTTTTTTGTCGGTACACGTTCAATTATCGCATACCGGTCATCGGGTTCAGAACCCGAAACAAGGGGCGCACGGTGCCGTCAACACACGGATTCCGACCCAGACGAGCACGAGCAAGCCTGCGACGAATACCGTATTCAGAATGGCATCCTGCCGTTTGCGGGCAAAGGCGATTATCTTTTTCATGACTTTGATTATTTCGATTATACATTTTGCAATCGGGCACAAAAAAGGCACGAGTTCTCGCCCGTGCCTGCACCGATTATTTCTCACTACATTAAGCTGCCGGCGTCGGGGTCGGCGTCAGTTGCGGCATTTTGATGATACGGCAGCCCTCACCAATGAGCACACGATATACTCGGACGAGGTTGCGCCCGCGAAAACTGCTAACTGTTACACTTTGCACACCGGCTTCGCCCAGTCGTTTCAGCATGGGTTTGGCAGCTTTGAGATGTTTGAAGCAGCCGTAACTCTCGGTTCCGGCATTGTTATATACGTCTATCATATTTTTACTGCATTAGTTTTTTTAGGAATTTCCAAGCCTGCGGGCTATACCTCCGGCACACGAAATTTTCCAGAGGTTCTGTGCGTTCATAGCCGCAATTCAGGCATAAATACCGCACGAATTTGTGCGTGATGAAGTACAGCATCCCCGTTTCATGGCTTTTGCAGCGGTCGAAATACGGGGAGATGCCGAGCGCAAAGTGGGCAGAAAAATTTTCCGCCACTTCATTGAAAGCGATGAGTTTGTACATGACCGGATACGAAAAGGACAGCGCACATTTTCTGCACGCTGTCCGGCTCTGATTATATCGGGTTCGTTATGCCGTTACGCTGCAATCGCTACGGTTTCAGCTCCGTTTCTCGGTTTTCTGCCACGTCTGCGGGCAGGTTGTTCCGCCACCGTTTCGGCAACGGTTACGGGTGCCGCACTTTCGGCGGTAGCTTGTTCGGCAGACTGTTCGGTCTGCACCTCTTCGGGCTGTGCGGCGTCTTTGGGCAGTTCCACACGGAAATTCAGTGCCTCCATGAGTGCTTTGGTGGCATTGTGGATGTACTTTTTGCGGTCACGTGCCGAGCGTTCCAAGTCCTTTTTGGTCGGCATTAACCCGATTCGTGCCCATACGCTTGCGTCGAGGTCGAAAACTTTGACCGTAACGCCTGCGGAGGTGCGGATGATGAGCCGGTGCGGAGTTCCTGCACGGAGTTTCGAGCGGATACCGTCGTTCGATTCGCGGAGCAGCGATTCTTTGGTCTTCACTTCCCAGAACGTAGTCACCACGTTGCGCAGCACGCGGAACATTTCGTCCTGCGTTTTCACGGTCGCTTCGTAATCGGCACCGAAAAAGTGCATAGCCGTGTTCTTGCCGTCCTTGCCGGCATACTCGAAAATCACACCTGCGGCATTAACTGCCATGTTTGCAAACTGTTCTGCATTTAACTTACTGATTGCCATAATGATAAATTTTTGTGAATTTCTATGCAATAGTGCATATTGAGGGCACTGCGGAATCGAACCACACGTTCTACGGATGGCAAAACGGCACGACCTGTGCGTGCCCAAAAATCGCACGCTACCTTTCACCCGATAGCGTGCAGATTTCATCTCAATTTGCACCTCACTAAAACGTGCCCTATACTCGCTATTTCGGAAAAAAGCCCTATATTTGCATTGTTCACACACAAAAGCAGTTTTCCGCTGTCATGGCAAGCCCGACATACTCCAATTTCCGACGGGTGCTTCTTTGGCACGTCCCCCGTCTTTTCCAACGGGGCAGCTAACATTCGGGCGGTTGGCGGCTGGTGATTGTGGGCATAATCTCGGCAATGCCCTTTTCTCAAGCTCCGTGCGGATTGTTTTTACCGCATAGCGATTTTTATCTCCGGCTGCGCAAGGGCAGACTTATGGCATTATTTTATCGCCTCCCTTTTCCATACGACTCTCGCCCTCCCAAAATCACGGGCTTTGCGTATGCGGACAAAATACACGTATTTTGACCGTTCCGACTTGCTACATTGGTTTGTAGTCCTGCGCGGTGTGGTTGTTTGACACCCTCTTTAATCGCTCCAAAGCGAACAGGCGAATTTTCGTTTGTCCGAGCCACGAAAACAGGTTTCCCACAAAAAAGGCTCTTTGTTTCTCGCTGTTGCGGTTTTCGCTGTCTGTTTCTTATTTACTGACTTTTTTTTGTTTTTACTATTTACAGACTTTCGGCGTGTGTGCCGTTTTTGAAAGTCTGTATATTTTTTGTTTCTGTTTTCCCCGTCTGTTTGTCGGGGCTGTTTCCCTTTCGGGTTCAATTCAACTCTAAAACAAATTTTTCAAACCGCAAAATTTTTTTTCGTCCGATTGAGAAAAACGGCTCTAAAATGAGAGTGAACGCCCGCGCGCGATGGCTATTTTTATTCGATTGAAAATCAATACATTACAAGAAAGTGGAATTTTTTTTTCAAAAAAATATAGGGTTCAACGTTCAAAAATGGACTGAAAGAAAAACTATATATATTGATAGTCAATTATTTGTTAGTTGATAACCGTCTAAAAACAAGGGCGAAAAAAAATTTTGCTTTCAATCCGAAAGAAACAAAGGTCTATTTATAGACTTTTAGTTTCACTTTTCTACAAAGTGAAGGAGTTAAGACACTGAATAACAATACACTAATAATTTTTGAAAAGAACGGGGTGGGTACTACCCCCAGTGCGGATTCGATACGCGCCCTACGGCCTGATTTTCAAGTCCCGTTTTTGGCTCTGACTTTTTTGTTCAAAGTTTGGCACAGTTTCGGGGGATTATTCGTTCAAAACAGAACAGGATTTGTAGCGGGAGAAGCCGTCCGGTCATAGACAGACTTTGCAAGAATCCATTTACCCGCCGGCTTTGCATTATCGGATCCTCTTGACGATTGTCATTTCATATTATGGCAGACACGGTTATGCGGAGAATCTTGTTTATTAAAACATTCCAAAATGGGGCATTAAAGCAGACGGTCGCATATACAGTCTTGCATAGAAATTTGTGCGCTAATGAATTATCGAATTTTTTGTCGAAACTTTTATTAGGTTTCCCTAAAAAGAAAATTGATAATTTAAGCCCGCATTTCCCCGATAATCTTTATCTTTGCCTAAAGTAAACCTGTATATAATTTATAGATGCAAATACCGGATGAGTAAAAGCAAGTCGGCAATCCATGATTTCTTCCGATGTTACAGACCGAAGAATGAGACACATGAACTGGCCATAGCGCAGTTTTGTGCCCAGCGACGCTTTGTCGTCTCTATCGACGCGACACCCGACAAACGGTTGCCTGTAACATACGAAGAGTTCCGACAATGGTTCGAGACGGATACGCCCCGACGCGGTGATGTCGTGAACCTTGTGGGGCAAGGGATTTCAGGGATTGTCGAAACAGTGGGCGTAAATCAATCCGTGTGCCTGTACGTCTCGATCAGAGGTGATGAACTGGACGTTGCTTCCGGATGTTTCGACTATACCTCGTTGGAAATCGCCGACAAGGAGACGGTTCTCCGCCTGCAACGGGCTCTTTACAGGGAAGGGCTGGTCTGGAACCGGTGGCGCAACAGACTCAGACCGCGCGAAACACCCAAAGAGAATGTCCAGTACCAAATCAGCGTATTGGGTCAGAAAATCGGTTACGGTGTGTTTCGGGAAATCGATGCCAAGGGACGGATTGTCATGTACTGTATGAAACTGGAAGACGGTCCGGTGCGTTATTCGCTGCGGGAGGTTGTCGGCCCGGCAGAAGATTACCAGTTGGAGCCTATCAACGTGGGACAGCGTGAGGAACTGGCGAAAGAGCTGGAAAAGGCCGGTGTCCTTTGGAACGGGTTTTACAAGCGGATCGAGCCGGTCAATTATCTGGCTCCGGCAGGAAAAGGCTACTACTACCTGGACGAGTTCTGGGAGGTATGCAGGACTATCGAGCAAGGCAAGACCAAAGGTGCGAAGTATTTCAATAACGGGAACTATTCCCGGTATCGGGAACCGATGGAGGAACTCCGGAGGTATCTTTTGAACGAACTGGGTGTCGGTCCTGTTTCCCGTTCTGAAGAGAGCGTGTATTATTACCTGAAAGAGTTCTGGAAGGTTTGTAGGACAACGGATAAGGGACGACGGAGAGATATAAAGCGGGCCAGATCCGGTAATTATTCCACGGATGAAGCGAGTATAAGAGAACTTGCCTTACAGTTACAGGAGAAACGGAAGGAACAACTGTCCCGTTATCCGTTAAAGGGATAAATTGAATTATATAACAATGATTGATAAAATTCTTGACTTCATAAAATCTTTGTTTTCAATCTATTGGAAAACAAGACCATTTAGGGCTTTCATAACACTGGACACATTAGTTTTGGTTGGGTTCAGTGCTCTCAAAATAACATATAATGTTACTTCCGGAAAACATTCATGGGGGATTGAGGTGACGCAAGGTGAATATAACTGGATTATAGTCATAATTTTAGCTATCATAAATATTCCTTTTGCTATTTGGTTGATAAATGATTTACTAAAAGCAAAGTTAGAATTATTACAAAAAGTTCAATATAAGGTAGAAGTCGGATATTTTTTCGAGGGAAATGTAGAGATGTTATCTCCTACATTTGAAGAAAAAAGAATTTCATACAAATTAAAGGAGCAACCAAAATCATTGGCAAACAACCCTTTATTAGGGATGTCGCCATTTCAAATTGCTATTGCAGATTTCCAAAATATTAACCGCAATGTAGTTCAAGCCACTTCTGTTCAAATAGTTCGAGGCGAGATAAATAAAAGTTTCTATCCTATTCAGTTTTATTTGGAAAATATCGGAATACCTTCGTTAAAATGTTTTGAAATAACATTTTACTTCGGAAATGACGTAACTGAAATCCGAAGCAATAATAAGAAGATGAATAGTGTGTTTGGAGTTGAAATTCCCCATCCATCATCAACCTACATCGATGAGGAAGAAAAAAACGTACTTTTGAAAGGCAGAGACTTGCTGGTAGGTAGTAATAATATTGCGACTAAACCAATATTTGTAAAACCTGTTTATCCAACGGAGAAAATAACGGTACATTGGAAACTATTGGCGGATGAGTTTAATCAAACTGGAAGTTTTGACGTACCAGTATCTTACGATATTAGAGAAAAACATGAGAATCGCTATGTAGATACTCCAGACGAATTGCAAAATGACATAGAAACCATTTGTGATTATATTGAATCAATTACTTGAAATTCAAGAGATAGATTTAAGTTGCCGAGAAATAACTCTTTTGGATTTCTGTATCGGTATTCTCTATCTTCTTCTAAAGAAGAAGCAAGGTGGAGGGTATAAATAAAGCACTTCCGCTACGCTCCAGTGTTTATTTATACCCTTTAATGCTCACCCCTAAAGGGGTTCGCTATGTTTTTCTTTCAGTAGATAAAAAGAAAAGTAAGATAGTAGTATAGTATATATAATATATTACTGCATCTTACTTTTCTGTATTTATAGAACCGGAAATAGTTATCGGTCAGCCTCCATCGAGTCTTTTTCTATGCCTGTAGGTTTGCTCGAACTTCTCCCTGAAAGCCTTTACCTGCTCCTTGGGTAGGTAGCGGCGCACCTCGCCGCAGAGCCGGTCGTACTCCTCCAGAGGAAGCGTGTCGAGGTCTGCCATTTCAATCTCCACGTCCGGATGTAACCGCCGGAAATAGAATCCCGCCGCCTGCGCATATTCGCCTTTGCAGGCCCGGCTAACCGTCTTGACGGATGTTCCGGTGATTTCGGCGCACGACTGCATCGACTTGAAGATGGCAACCAGTATGCGCGTGTGTCCGAACAGTAGCACCTGTTTCGGATGCCGGAATGTACTGTTGCTTTTCCCTTTGTGTTTCATACGGCTTTCATTTTACGATGCGTTGCAGAATGCGGGCGATGAAAGAAATGTTTTCCGTGTTGATCCATTCTTTGGCTACGTTCCACGTCAGCGATTTCTCGAAATTGAGGTTCTCTTCCGTAAGGACATGATACGACAAGCAACCCTCCGTCGGTTTGAGCCCTTGGCCATGCAGTTCGCACAGCCCGTTTTTCCAGAATATGCAGCCGTGCTCCGTCTGATGCGCCTGCACCATCAGTATCGGGAACGGGATGGCTCCGACCAGCATACCGACAGCCCAAAATGTAATCCGCAATCTTTCTTCGTATCCGGCCTCTATCAGCCGCCAGATGTCCTCCGGCGTGCCCAGACAGGGCGTCAGGCATTGTCTCCGGCAACGGGGACAGTCGCAACTCACGGGATAGCGTCCCGTGGCTCTTGAAATCTTGTCGATCAGTTCCTTGCTCATTCTATTACCTCCGTTTCTTTTCCGGCATTGCCGTTGTTCCACAATTCGATGATTTTCTCCCGTCCGAGCAGTGTCCACCGTTTCCGGGTACCGAACGCCCATCGTTTTTGCGTTTTGGGATTCGTCCAATAGTACGGCACGTCGATTTGCCACTCCCGGTATTCCGGCAGGACGGCCCATTGCTTTTTCACGAACCGGCAAATGCCGCTATCTTCCAGAAATTTACTCATGCGGCTGGCAGAGATGCCGATTTCACGGGCGAGTTGCGTGGGTGTAAAATAGTCCGCGCCTTCCGTCAGGTGGCTGTACGGATTTTCCACCCGGCGGCGTCCTGACGGTAGTTCAGGGCGTTTAGGCGGCTCCCTGTTCCATAGTTCGAGAATCTGGTCACGGCCGATTTTGCTCCACCGCTTCCGTGTCCCGGCGGCATGGCACTTGCCGGTGCGCAGGTTGTTCCAGTAATACGGCATGTCTATTTGCCAGCTCCGGTATGGCATGAACGCCACCCACTGATTTTTAGAGAATTTGCAGATGCCTTTCTCCGCGAGGAACTGGTGCAACTGCCGGGGCGTCGTGTTCAGTTCCTGCGCAAGCCATGTCGTCGAGTAGAAATCCCGTCCCTCTATCAGGTTATCGTAAAACTCCACCTTGTAGGAATCGGCGTCGATTCGTTCCTGTTGCAGGTGTATTTCGTGGCGTTGGGCGACAATCAACTGCTGAGCCTCGTCGAGGCTTTGCGGCACGGGAAGGTTTTCGGTAGTGCCCATACCGCTTTCGGACCGTGATTCCAGCGTGGCATACCCCCGTGTCATCAGTTCGTTGATTTTCGTGTTGCACCATTGCGAGAACTCCGGCGACAACTGGCGGGCGAACTCCATCGCCAGCTCTTCATCAATCCACGTGGCTCCGTTGTTACGGCCGCGCGTGGTGAAAATCTGACTGTCGAGACTTTCCGAGATGCCCTTCTCAACCAGATGCTGGCGATAGCGGACAAAATCCGCCTTGCGCAGTATCTCTGCCGGCAACACGCCGAAGCTGCGGGCCATCTGTGTGGCGTTTATCATCATCTTGTTGTTCGCGGCACGGAAAGAAATCGGATGGTCTTGATAACTGAACACCACATCTTCCTGCTGCGCGGGTTGCGTCGCTCTGGCAGACTGTATGGCCGCGTCTTCGAGCAGTTCGTTCAGCCACGTCTCCACTGCGGCGCACTTCTTTGCCGCGATGGAGTTTTCGCGCCGCATAGGCCGGATCAGCTTATAGACGTCGTAAGGGCTGATGGCCCACATCTCGCGTCCTTTCTTGCGGAACGGAATCTGAATACTGGAGGGCAACTGGCGGATAGCCGCCTTGTCGGTCAGCATCTCCTCGCGCCCCAATACTTTGCAGAGGTCATGCAGGTTCACCCATGCCAAGGTTTTGTCATCGTTGAACAGCACCCTGACCGGGTACTCTTCACATAGTATCGCATTGCTTTTCATCTTGTATTATTTTTCATTCTTTTTCTCTTCTAAATCACGTTGTTTACAGAACTTCCGGAACTCCTTGCGCCGCTGGTCATACGCCTGACGCTTGTGGGCCATCTCACGCACCGTGAAATAGCGGCGCTCCACACCGCATAGGCGGTCGTACTCCTGCAATGTCAGGTTGTCGAGGTCCGACAGGTCGATTTGCACATCGGGGTGCGCGTGTCGGAAATAGAAGCCTCCGGTGGCTACATACTTCCCGGTGCAGGAGAACGATATGCTTTGGAGGTTGATGCCTGAAAAATCCGCCGCGCTGTGCAGCGAGCGCACCACGGCGATGAGTACATACGCGCCGTTGAAGACCAGCAACTGCTTCGAGGGTAAAAAAGGGCCTTTCATTTTCATTGCTCATGAGGGTTTGAGGTGGGATTCAGTTCTTCTGCGGTAAACCGCTGCTGCGCCTGCATGAGGATGTAGGAGTCGGAACACACGATGCCGACCAGCATCATCTGAGACATGCTTTCCAGCAGGTACACGCCGAATACGGGGTCGGCACAGCAGAGGAACGGCAAGGCAAAGGATTCTTCCGCCAGAAAGTGTCCCGACGCGGCATCCACGGCAAGGCGTTCGTCCGGCTGTATGCCGTACATCTTACCCAAATGCTCTATCCAAAGGGCGAACCCTTCGGTGAATTCAGTAATCTTCTCTTCCGGTTCCAGTTTCATGGATTGCAGGAAATGTGTCATGTCAAAATAAGTTCGGGCGTCGGTAACGGTAAACAGCAAATCCGGAAACTCGCCGAACCGAAGTCTGAACCCTTGATGATTTTCTATTGCTTTCATTTTCTCAAAATATTGAATTTTGAAGGAAAATATATACTTTTCGGCTCGATTTTGGCTATAAATTTGCCGATAAATTTTCTTGTTAGTAATTCATTTATAGCGATTTACAAACAACAAAACAGCGCAAAAACAAGCAAAAAAACTATAAGTATTCATCCGCCTATTTTGTATGGTAAACCGAACATATTGGAGGTAATTTGTTCGTATGGTCGGAAGGGTGCGGATAACCCATTTTTTCGGGTTCGAACTATTCTTTTTGAAACCCGAAAAAATGCAGGAAGAAGGTACTTTTAACCACGAGTTGCTCGAAAGCATATTCCACACGTCAAAAAAAACAATTCAGGAATACGTACGGGAAATCGAACGGCACAACCGCTACCGCTCGGTGCGCTCGAACATGCTGCTGGGAACCATCCTCGACGACCGGGCGCGTCTGATCGACCTGTACGATGCGTGTCTGCAACAGGATGCGCACATCCGTGCGGTCATCGAGACGCTCGAAAGCCAGATACTCGGTGACCGCTATATGCTCGCCCGTCTGAACGACAAGGGCAAATACGTCAAGGATGTGAAAGAGAGCCAGAAGATACAGGGCTCGCAATTCGATAAAATCATCCGTGGCATCATCGAAGCCAAACTCTACGGTTATACGCTTTTGGAAATCATGCCGGACATCGACCCCGATACGGGTCGCCTGAAAGAAGTGAACAGCATCGAGCGTCGCAACGTCCTGCCCGAACAGGGCATCGTCGTCAAGCGGCAGGGGTTGTGGCTGCCGCACTGGGACATCCGCTCGGCCGCCTACCGGAAGCGTTATGTGCTCATCAAGACGGGAGATATTTGGGACTCTTCTCGGCCACGACGCCACTTATCCTCGCCAAAAAGTTTACGATTGCGAACTACTTGAATTTCAGCCATTCATACGGTCAGCCGATTATTCACGGAAAGACCGTCAGCGAAAACAACATGGATCGCAAGCGTCTGGCGCAAGACATCTCCAATGCAGCTCAAAATAAAATCATCGTAACGGGATTGGAGGACGAAGTGGACATCAAGACCTTCACCATGTCAAACAGCGAGAAGATATATACCGGACTAATTCAGTTCGCCAACAAGGAGGTCTCGAACCTCATTCTCGGCTCCGAATCGATGGCCGGAGGCATGCAGTCGTATGTCGGCTCCACCAAGGCGCATCAGGACATCTTCCGCGACCGCATCGAGGTGTACCGCCGCTACATCGAGAACGTGATGAACGAGCAGATTGTCCCCCGTCTTGTGGCGATGGGCTATATCCCTGCCGGGTTGGAATTCAAGTATTCCAACCGCATCGACATGAATAACGAAGACCGCATCAAGCTCTACTCGCTCATCACGGACAAGTACGAGGTGGCGGCGGACGAAATCGAGAAAGAGTTCGGCATCATCGTAGGCAAGCAGCTCAACGTGATACCCGGCATGGGCTGCGGAGGCGGTGCTGTGCCCGGCGGTAGCTCGTCGGACCGTGGCATCATGTCGGACGAGGAATACTACAAACGTTACGGTCATCCCCGAGGCGTGAAACAAACCGACACCAACCCGTAGCCATGAGAATCACCCTTGAACAATTCTGCGAGCAGTGGGCTCCGAAAGGCAACGGCCGTTATCTGCCCAACAAGATGGAGTTCAACACCCACGACTTCGTGACAATGGCCGGCGAATACTCCAAGAGCCGTTTCCGCACCAGCTTTGCCGAAGGCGGATTGTATGGCAGCGGCAAGCTGTGGCCGGAGCGTAAATCCCGCTGGGGACGCCGTTTCACGCATCCCGTAATGAACGATACCGGTAATTTGTCCCGCTCTATTTTCGGGGAGGCGGAGCGCATGGACCGCACCAACCTTACCCAGCGTGCGTATGGCGAACGGAAAAAGATTTTCCGCCGTGGGGCTCGTTATGCCATCTGGACCAAGGCAAGCAATTATCACCAGCATGGGAAGCGCGGCGCTTCCCAAAGTTACGCAGCCGTGCACAACACCGACCCGGCTTTGGGGCTCTATACCGTCAATCAGTACAGCCGTCGGCGACCCGAGCACCGGCAGTTTATCGGCATTAGCCCGAAACTGAACCATACCGTCAATCAACTGTTTATCCCCATCTTGTTCCGGGGATTTCCCTTTCCGAACCCATGATCAGAGACAAGAAACCACATAATCCACCCGTAAACGGTTCCGCTCCGGAAGCGGAACGACCTGCGGTCGCCGTGCCGGAATCGGTCTCGGAGAATCCGTTCGTGAACATGTATCAGGCCGTCCGGCGGGCCATCCTCACGCTCAGGGAGAATCCGGAGGACCCGCAAAGTCCATCGTTCTTCAGAACAATCATGATTGACACGGGACAGTTTTCCCGTATCGTGCGCAGCGAGAACCTGGAAATGGAAATCGCCTTCCCGGCCATCTTCATCCGCTTCGTGAACGTGCGCTACCTCGTGCAGCAGCAACGTATCGGCGAGGGCCGCGCCACCATGCGCATCCGCTTCATCCTCAATACGCTCAACCATACCGACCCGGAACGGGAATGCGACCCGTTCATCGTTTTCCAACGGTTGAACGTCGCCATTCAGGATGCCAAAAGCCATGAACCGGCACTCACGGAACGCTGCAACCTCCTTTACTTCGACATGCCTGTTACCACCAATATGTTGCAGGCGTACTGGGTGGATTACGAGGTCTGGTTCCGGGAATCGTCAGCATGGAAGTACCGCAACTGGGTCGAGCGCTACTTGGTCATGCCGCCTTTCACGCAACATGCCGATGCGCCGCAGCACGACACGGCGGGACACGGGCACCATGCCGAACCGGTTTACGAAAAGGTTACGGGATTCCAGCCCTCGGTCGATGTGCCGGACCTGCCGGAGGAGGATGAAAAAGAACCCGAAGAGGAAAAGCCTGCCGGGGATGTTCCGGATGGCTCCGGAGACGGATTATAAACCATTTTATGCGAGCGAAGCTATTCTTACCCAAAGGAAAAGATGAACACGGAAACTTTTGAACATATCGTCTGTCAGTCGGGCGCAGGGCGTCCGGCCTCCATCCGCTTCTTCGGCCGCATTACGGAAGAGAGCGCGGGGCGTTTCAGCGAGGCGTTCGACTTTTTGGAGAACATCGTGCGTCCGTCCCTCATCCGGGTGCTCATCAACTCGGAGGGCGGTTCGGTGCTGCACGGCATGACGGTCTATGCCGCCATCCAGAACGCCTCGGTGCCTACCGAATGCGTCATCGAAGGCATGGCCGCTTCGATGGGCTCCGTTATCTGGGCTGCCGGGGACAAGTCGTTCATGCGGGATTACGGGATACTGATGATTCACAATCCGTTCCTTCCCGACGAAAACGATGGGGAACCGTCCGAGCTGGTCAAAGCCTTCACGGCACAAATCGAGACCATCTACCGCAAACGGTTCGGGTTAAGCCACGAGAAAGTCCGGGCCATCATGGACGGCGCTGCCGGGCAGGACGGGACATTCTTCGATGCGGCGGCAGCCGTGAAAGCGGGCATCATTCCCGAAAGCCATGTACTGAGGACCAGCAAGCAGCTCCGGGACAAGGTGCGTGCCGACCTGTCGGGCATCACGGATGCGGCGGCCATACAGGCAGTCATGAACCGCATCACACCGCCCGAGGATGAAAATCACCCGTCGGGCGAGAAAACCACTATTCTTAATACGAAACTTAATCAGAGACCCATGAACGAAGAGAAAACATTATCCCCGGAATACAGCGCAGTGATCGCCTCGCTCGGCATGCAGGAGAAGAACGAGGTCAAGGACGTGCTCTCCCGCATCTCGGAGCTGACCGGTGTGGAAGCCCGGCTGGCCGAGGCGAACAAAGCACTGAGCGATGCCAAGACCGTCATCGCGGGTAAGGACGCCGCCATCGGCAATCTCCAGAAAGACCTCGACAGCGTAACCGCCCGGTTGCAGGTCTATGAGCAGAAAGAGGCCGACGCCAAGGCAAGCGCCATTGAGAACTTCTTGCAGAAAGCCGTGGACGAAGGCAAGATAGAGGCGGACGCGGTGCCCGGCTGGAAAGAGATGGCCGCCACGAACTTCCAGTTGGTGCAGGACACCATCGGTTCGATTCCCGCCCGCGAGAAAATCAGCGAGCAGATTGCCACCGACCCCGACAACGCCAAAGCGGCAGCCGATGCCTTGAAGAGTGCCGGACAGAAAATCGCCGAGCAGGTCGAAGCCGTCGTAGGCAAAGACTTCCAGTTCAAGAAACTGCAATAACCCCGTCCGGTGGGAGACGTACCATCCCGCCACCTTGATACACATAAACTGATTTGCCGGAAGTGGTTTACCGCTTTGAGTCGATGCTCCCTGTTCGCGGCCGAGATTCTAACCCAGAAAATCACTAACACAATGGCAGATACAGTAACTTTCTTACAGAACGGCTATGCCGGAGAGGTATTGGAGGACCTGCTCACCTACACGGCGCAGGGCAACGACACCTACCGTGAGGGGCTGATACACATCAAGTCCGGCATCCAGCACAAGTACACCTTGCCGGCCATCCGGTTGGGAGACATCATTCAGGACAACGTGCCCACGCCCCAGAGCTCGCACGGAGCCAAAGGCGAAAACGGCGAGAACGAATACCAGTTCACGGAACGCCATCTCGAACCCGCCGAGTTCATGGTTTACCTCGAATTCAATCCGCGCGACTTCGAGGCGTACTGGAAATTCGCGCAGCCGACGGGCAACCTCGTCTTCCGCGAGCTCGACCCCAAGTTGCAGGCCACGATGCTGCGCCTTCTGATGGACAAGAAAAACGAGTTCATCGGCAATGCCATCTGGACCTCGGCCAAGGGCGGTGCGGCCGCCGCAGGCATCACGGCTCCCGCCGGTGCCGTGCAGATCGGAGCCGGCAAGGAGAAATACTTCGACGGGGTCGTCAAGCGCATCATCGACAACGTGAACGCCACCGATGCCCAGACCGTCGCAGGCGGCCAGTGCATCGTCTCCGGTACGACAGAGCTCAAGGACGGTGCTGCGGTCGAGGCGGCCCTCTACTCGATGTGGAAGAAATGCCCCAAGCAGATCCGCAAGCGGTCGGGCCTGAGCATCGTCATGGGCTGGGAAGCGTGGGACGCCTACGACCAGTATATCACCGACAAGATGGTAAAATACTCCGAGAACAGCGAGGTAAACCGCTACCGTTTCAAGGGTAAGCGCATCATCCCCATCACGGGCGTACCGGAGCACACCATTGTCATGGGCAACTTCACGTCGGGCATGGATTCCAACCTGTGGATGGGTGTCGATTACGCCAACGATGCCGAAGTCCTCAAAGTGGACCGCCTGCAATCCAACTCGGAACTCTTCTTCTTCCAAATGCGAATGAAGATGGACGTGAACATCGTCAAGCCTGCCGAAATCGTCGTCCATACGGCCTACGCCAAAACGGCATAACCCTTTACCGAATCACCGAATAATAACCGTGCGGGGGATGGACACCATGCTCCATCCCCCTTTTTCATACCGAAATATCTATGGCAAAGACTCAAACGACCATTCCCGAAACAGATACAACCCAGCCCGATGCGACGGTAGCCGCACCGTCGGCAGCAACTGTGGAGAAAGATACGGCATCCGAGAAAAACCCGAAGAAAGAACAGGCACCGAAAGCGGCGACCGAGATTCCGGCTGCGGTGTTGGCCATTCTCGGGAAATTTCCCGACTACAAGGAACTCTACATCGATGCCGACGGCAGCATGTACACGCCGCAGACCACTCCGGCCATCCGGGGCAAGGCCATCCTCTACAAGAATCCCTATTACAAATCATAACATGCAGGCGATATGGCTTTAGGTAATGTAATCATCAAGGATGTGGACGGCAATCTGCCGTATGCCGCATCCGCAAGCAACGAGAAAATCACGGGCCTGCTGTTCGACGTATCGGGACAGCCCGACCTTTTTACCGCCGGTTACGGGAAAAGCAACGAGATGAACGTGGCACCGGGCGATGTCATCTGCATCACCAGCCGTAAATCCTCCGTGCAGGACTTCGGCATCCAGGAGCGTGTCGCGTGTGACCCGGACGAGGAGGCCAACGAAAACTTCCTGTTCGGTATTCCGGCCTACCATATCCGCGAGTTCTTTCGCATGGGCGGCAACATCGACGGTCCGGGGCGGCTGTATGTCATGTTCGCGGACTGCTCCCAGAACTGGGACGCATTGGACGTGATGCAGCGCGCGGCGGACGGGCTCATCTCGCAGGTGGGTATCTGGACCGAGCAGCCGCTCTGGAAGCTCAACGGCGAGCAGGAGAAATACAACCTGAACCTCGTCAAGGGCATCAACGACAAGGCGGTGGCACTGGCCGAGCTGAACCAACCCCTGTCGGTGGTGCTGTGCGCCAACCCCGGTAACACGGGCAGCGACACGGAAGAGGCAAAGGTCATTGACCTGAACCGTATCCCGTCGGCCATCTGCGAGTCGTCCCGCACCAGCGTCATCTTCGGGCAGGCGCGGAACGACCAGAACGCGACGATTCAGTCCCGCAACCCGAACCATACGCCGGTGGGATTCCTGGGTGCTGTCATGGGCGCCCTTGCCAAGGCGAGCGTTCACGAGTCCATCGCCTGGGTACGTCAGTTCAACCTCTTTGCCGACGACTTCCAGCAGATTGAGCTCGGGTTCGGAGATCTTACGCTCGATGCCGAGGACGAATTCGTATCGACCAACCTGTACGAATCCCTCTCGCCGGTATTGCTGGACGAACTGGATGACAAGGGATACATTTTTCCCATCAAGTATTCGGGTCGGGAGAATGGCATTTACATCTCCAAAGACCAGACCTGCTCCAACGGGGACTACCGTACCATCGCCCGCAACCGTACCATAAATAAGAGCCGCCGTGCCGTGCGCGAAGCCTTGCTACCGTATCTGCACAGCCCTCTGATGGTGAACCCTGCAACGGGCTTTCTCGCACCCTCGAAGATTACGGCCTTCAAGACCCTGATCGGTGATATATTGGCCAAGATGCAGGCAGCACAGGAGATCAGCGGCTATGCCGTGACCATTGACCCCAACCAGAACGTACTGGTGGACGATACGCTGCGCATCAGCTATGTCATCGTACCTGTCGGTGTGGCCGTGAAAATCTATGTCGAGGAAGGCTTATCACTAACCGCTAAATAGATGTAAACATGGCAATCATAAACAACGTCGCATACTCTTGGTCGATGATTACCTTAGCCAGTACGGCTTTGGGAATCGAGGAAGGCTCCACCGTACTCGAAGGCGTTTCGGGTATCAAATGGAGCAAGAAACGCAAAATCGAGCCCAACTACGGTCTGGGCGGGAAACCGGTCAGCCGGGGTTTCGGAAACATCTCCTACACGGCGAGCATCACGATGGACTATGCCACGCAGCAGACCCTGCGCTCGACCTACGGCAGTCTGATGGACATCGGAGAGTTCGACCTGATCATCTCGTTCGCCAACCCGATGGCCAGCGATGACTGGACGACCACCACCGTCACGTTGAAAGGCTGTATCTTCAGCGAGGACGGCATGGAGAGCCAGCAGGACGATACCAATATTACGCACGAGTTCGACCTCAATCCCTTTGATATTCAGATTGGAGATGGGGATACCATTTAGCTTTCATTCTCTTGCATGGGACCGCTTCTTTTTGAAAAGGGGCGGTTTTGTGTTTGCGATCCGGGGATATTTCGGTATCTTTGCAGCCTTTTGAGTATAACCTATAACGAATGATTATGATACAAGCGACAGAGAAGAACTTTGATGAGCTGCTCTCTATGGAGAAGCCGCTCATGGTCGATTTCGGCGCCGAGTGGTGCGGCCCGTGCAAGGCGTTGGCACCGATGGTTGCGGAGTTAGCGGAGGCCTACAAGGAACAGGCGGTTATCGCTGCGTGTGACGTGGAAGAGAACAACGACATAGCCGTAAGGTATTCCATCCGGAACATACCGACGGTGATTTTCTTCAAGGACGGCAAGGAGGTCGGACGGCAGGTCGGAGCCATTGCCAAATTCGTGCTGGAGGAGAAATTGAAAGCGTTGCTGTAAAAAAGAGAGAATGTCTCCCGATGTCGGCATTCCCTCTTTTCTTTGTTTCTTCACTTCTTCAAGAGTTACTTTTAATTTTCTAACAACTTATTGAATATAGATATAACAGAATTTTTCGCCTCTGTCTTATCACTTAATAAACTTACTAATGAAGGAGCAAAACTAAGCAAGGCACCTGTCAATGCTAATGGCGCAGATATGACTGAAATTGTTCCTAAAATGCTAATAATTCCGCCACCTATTCCGCCACCAATCTCAATAGTTTTTTTTATTTTCTGCTTCGCTTGCTCATTTCTTCTACCTATTGCTTTAACAATCAATGATCTTACAGAATCAATATTATTAGACGCAGATAAAGCTCCTCCATTTGTTAAAATCTGGAGATAATCTCTATAAAAATCCTTTTCTTGAGATATTATGTCATAATATTGAGTGATAGGAGTATTCAGCACAATATTCAATTCTGTTTCATTGATTATTTTTTCTGATAATAATGCTCCTAATATCCCATCGTAAGCATATTTTCCGGAGCTAAGACCTCTTGCATCGGAGAAATCGATATCTTGTTCGATAATTGTTTGGAACCGTTCAGGTGATTCTGCTATCGTATATGGATGTAAATTACAATATTTTGTAATTGATAGCATATTCAAAAGACTTAATAATTCCGGAGTCATATCAGCTCCATTTCTTATGACTTCTGATATAATCTGCTTTGAATCAGAATGCCACATAAAAGGATTGGGAATCATTACGATCCTTCCTTTTTCTGCTAAAGGTAAGAGATTGACTAATGAACTCGCAATGGAACCAATATGAGTTATATTTATCCGTTCAGGAGACAATTTAGATAAAATCCGTTCGTATAAGTAATCAACTAATACAATTCTGTCACCTAACGAAAAACCAACTTTTACAGCTAAGTCCAAATCGTCTACTAAACCAAACAAACCCATCTGGACAAAGGCTTCCTCTCGTGTCCTTAAAATAGAAATCGCACTCTCTGTTTCCTTCCATATTTGATCTAAAGTCTTTTTCAAATTGATAAAGTCTGAATTACAAACCTTGTCAGGATAGAATACAGCTCTATTATCTGTATTGAAATCGATATGAAGATGAGTTTTTATTGCTTGAAGATAATTTATAGTAAAATGATTATCCATATCAGTAAAAGATATAACCGCATTCTTGTTTTACATATTCAAAAATTTTCTCTTTCGCAAAAACTCGTTGGTTCTCTGGTAGTGAAGAAATATATGCCTTAATTTCATCTATTCTACCAAATTTATCAATTTGAGCCTTAATAACACAACCAATAGCTTCTGAATCTTGCCGATTTTTATCATCATGGGATATTGCAAAAGATAAAACAGCATGTAAGACATCAACAGGAATCTTAATAGTACACATTTTTCTAAAATGCGACATATTATCACTCCAAAGAGCACCTATATTGGGTGATAATGACGCAATAATGTGCTTCCAATATGCAATTGGACTAATAGTCCAAAGATACTCTATATAATCGGCAATATAATCCTCCTGAAATCTGCGGTTATTTACTTTAGAAAATATTTCTGAGTCAGTCATATTTTCTACAATCCATTTTGCTTCTTGCAAAGGTAGTTCTTGCAATTCATGATGAAGATTCTCTGTCCAATCAGGCTTCATCAATTCTTGTTTCTTTTCAGATAATTTTTTATTGTCCATATTATTTCGAATTATAAATTTTCCCAATATCCTTGTAGTCGCTCTTTTATTACGGTCATTACTGTTTCAAAGGACAGTTCTTCCGTGTATTTGATTTTTCGCAAGAAACCTTTCCAGAAAGCAATACGTGTCGGACTTTTCACGAACTCTTCCGCAAACAGAATGTGATCCGGCTTGTATCCGGTTTCTCTATTCGAGAAGGTGGCGGTAATAGCCTGTTGCAACATCTCTTCATTCACTTTGTTGCTTTCCAGAATGCGGTACACGTCAAAAAAGTCTTTCATCCGGCTGTTTTCTTCCGCCAGATCAATCATAGCCTGAAATTTCTCCGCCACGACCGTTTCCAATGAATAGGCCATGATATTGACAGCCGGAGTTTCTTTCAGCAATACCGGATAATCCAGTTCTTCGGGTTTCGGCGTAATCACATCTCCGAACCCGATATCCATCGAAATGACTTGGCGGATGGTATCCAGCCGAGCCGTAACATGAAGCCGTATGCCATGATATTCCTTGTTTACCGTTATCTCTTCGGCTGAGATGCTTTCCGTGTCGAATGTCATCCCGTCCTCCGGACAAGACACGGCACATATCTCCTCGAATGCCATTTTTACAAACTCCTTGTCCCTGCTGATTTTATCGCCGAGGAAGTCTATGTCCAAGGTCGGACGTGCCCGGAACTGTTCGAGAGCGTATAGCAACGCGCCTCCTTTCAGAAACAGTTTCTCGCGGAAACGGCTCTGAGACAAGCGATACAACAGGCGTTCCTGAATGTAACGGATTACTATGAGCTGGTAACCCAGCTTTTCCGCTTTGGATATGTTCAGGAGTTTTGCCCTGACGGATTTTCCGTAATTCTTTTCTCCCATATTTTATAACTGTATTTCCAGATATTTTTTTATTGTTGATGCCACACGCATAATTTTGGCGTATTTCATCAGTTTATCGATGTCCCGCGTTTTGCGGCTCAGGTAGTTCTTCAGTATCTCGGAGCTGACATCAATACCGATTTTATTCCGGTGTTTTATGGCGTCACAGACCGATTTTTCGATGTCATAAACAGGAACGGTAATCCCTTCTATGACGGTATGTGTGATTCCGGTTTCATAGGCCACTTCATCCCATCGATATATCGTAATGGGAGGATATTCAGGTGTCCTTACTTTTCTGTTACGCGCTATGGCAATATAATACTCAGTCGGTATTTGGGTGGTCAGTCCATAATGGGACCATGCAGAGTACATACATAGAACGCCTCCCGGAATGACTATCTCAACATCAATCATGGTTTTAGCCATTTCATCCGGCAACAGATACACACCTGGGCGTATGCGAACCAAATCTCCGTTTCTGACCAGTTCCAGTACCTTGTAATACGTTGTGCGATTTACGGCCTTCGCCTGATTCGCAGTAATGTAGCCTCCATTGTTCCGTATGATGTTCTCAATATACTCCATGTCTTCTTTTATCTTTCGTACAAAGTTACCACAAATTTTCAATACAGTGGTACATTTGTACAAAGATTATTCCTCGACTATCTCCATATATCGAGCCGGATCAAATGAAATGTGCTCATTACCACCGATATATCCTAATTGATTCGACAGGCACCTGGTGTTTCTGATCGTTGCGTCGATGTTTCGGTGAGAGTGCCCGTATATCCAATATTCAATCGGGCTCGCTTCGATATAGTCTGTCAGGTCCACCATAAACGCTCCGTTGATCGGACTGTCCTGAAATTCAGGAGCCATCAGTAGCGATGAGGGGACGTGATGTGTCATAACCACGATGTGTTTGGCCTTGCTCTGTTTTACGGCCTCGGTCAGAAACCGGAAACAGCGAAAATGCTCCTCGTTGAAGCGGGTCCACCTTAGTATGTCGTTCTCGCAACGGATATTCCTAAAATCATTCACACGCATAACGGTTTCCGCTGCTTTGTCGAACGGAATCTGTGCCCACAGAGGTGTCACAATCAAGTCAATTTCTACCCCCAGCGATATGACCTGATTGTTATAATAACGAACATTGGGGCGAAGGGCATAACTCCATCCGTCTACCGTTGTTGCCATATCGAATCCCCGGTAAAACTCATGATTGCCCGGAATAGCGATTACTTGTTCGTAATGGTCGGCTGCCCAATCCCAAAACGGATGTCGCTCGCAGTATTTATCACTCAAGTATCCGATGTCACCGGCAAGAACAAGAATATCTCCCGTTACGGCCAGGGGATGTTTCTGCAAAAAACGGCTGTTTTCATCAAATTCCAGATGAAGGTCGCTTGCGTATTGTATCTTCATTTCTCTATATATCAATATCGTTGTTATCTGACGGAATATGACCGCAAAAGCAGGTTTTATCCTATATATAAACAGGCTCCGTATTATGCCGAAACCTGTTGCAAGATACGAATAAACAAGTAGATAGACAATTTTATCTGCGAAATTACACCCGTTGAAGCGATAAAGCCGCTATTCCTTTTTGTAACCAAATATCACGCAGAAATGGAAGATAAGAATCTTACGCTGGAGCAGGAAGCCCAGATTAAGGAGAAGGCGGCCGCGCTGAAGGCCGAAAAGAAAACCCGCAAGGTCTATCCAATGGTCGTGTTCGGCGACACGGACTGCGGCGAGAAGGAGTTCTACGTCGCCTACATGGGCGAGCCGACCTTCCCGCAGTTCTCGAAGTTCATGGCGGCATCGAAGAAGGACGAGGTGAACGCCATGCGTCAGCTCGCCCGCGACTGCTTCCTCGACGGCGACAAGGAGTTGGTGGATAACGAATCATTGTTCCTCTTCGGTCTGATGTCCCAGCTTTCGGAGATTATCACCACCCGTCAGAGCCTGCTGGTAAACTGATAGACACCTGGGCAGTACGTGACGACCAGCGGATTCGTCAACGGCTGATCTATATCCGCCACTACTTCCCGGGTGTTCATCTCGACAGCATCACGGACGAAGAGTTTGCCATGCTTTCCGAGGAGGCGTTGTGGCTGCACCAGCAGGTGCTCGTCTCCCGTCTGACCTTGCAACCGCCGTCTCCCTGATCCGCTTTCCGAAGCCCCGCAGCCCTTGTGACTGCGGGGCTTTCCTTTTCAGTCCCCGGCACCCGAAAAGGGCTATTCTTTCAACGGATGTAAACACGCTATTCATGGCTCAAACGCAGAATTACGAAGTCTATTACGATATAAAGGTCAATGCCACGGAGGGAACCGAGCAGGTCACTGCCTTTGCCAATGCCGTCGAGAAGCTGAGCAAGGGTCGGATAAGTTTTGCACCGGTCGTGACCAACATCAACGAGATGATGCAGGCCGTGGAAAAGACCTTCCGGGGAAAGAACGGCAAGAAGAAGGATTTCAACTTCGATCTGGAAATCCGAACCGGCGAAACGGAAAAGCGACTGGAAGGTGTCAAGAACCTGCTGACCGAAATCAAAGAACTGACGCAGGGCATCAAGCTGACCATCAATCCCGGCGAGAAAATCGACGGTCGTGCGCTCCGTAACCAGACCAACAAACTTGTCGGCAAGAAAAAATTGGACGAGCAGCAGGCCGAGGCGAAACGGAATGCCGCTTCGGCTGTCAAGAGCGTCATGGACACCCAGCGGACGGTCACCCGTTCCATCGGCAAGATCAACTCTGCCCTCGCTCATTTAGAGAAAAGGCGTGAGGTAAACATCAAGACCGACGCGGCCCGGGCACGCTTGCAGGAAATTCTCATTCTTTTAGGCAATATCCGGGGCGCAGCCACTATGACGCTGCACCTGAATACGGCAGCTCCCGCGACCTCCGTCCCTGCCGGTCCCGTCGTGCGCCCGCCGTATGCCCCAGTCGCAGCCGCCGTTCTTTCCGACAAGGAACAGGCCGGACTGAACAAACGTCTCTATGCGGACGAGGCCATGAACCGTCAGCGCATGCAGCAGGCCAAAGAGAAAGCGGCCTTGCAAGTGGAGACCTTCCGGCAGATGTCGGAGATCCGTGCCGCCGAGCGTGCCGCACGCTTACGTGAAAGCGAACGTACGCGTACCGACCGGGAGTTGCGCAAAATTGCCGAGCGCACCCGCCGCGAGGAACTCAATGCGGAGAAGCGACGCCGTCAGGCCGAGGATACCCAGCGGCGGCGCAACGCAGCCCGTGCGGTAACAACCATGCGCCGTCAGGCGGCTTTCGAGGATTCCGTGTACGGCAGCAAACGCCGTGCGGCCATCAACCGTATCCAGTATTCCAAGGCTCCGTCGTGGCGGAACCTCCCGATGGCCGGAATGCTCAACGCCTACATGGCCTACAACTTCCTTCGCACACAATTCACGGAGGCCGTCGAGTATTCCAACATCATGCAGTCGGCACACTCGATTCTCCGGGTTGCCGATTCAGACCTGGCGACCTTCGAGGGGCGTTTCGACCGGATGGCCCGGTACGTGCGCCGCATCGGTGTTGAGACCAAGTTTACGGCCATCGAGGTGGCGGGTGCGGTGAAATTCCTCAGTATGGCCGGTATGGGTATCGAGACCATCAACGAATCGATCCGCCCGATTACGAACCTCGCGCTCATCGGGGACAACGACATCTCGCAGATTGCCGACCTTGCCACCAACATCCAGACCGGCTACAACATCAAGAACACCAGCATGGGCTCGGTGGCCGACATCCTGGCCTCTACCGTCTCGCGTTCCAACGTAAACATCATCGAGATGGCCGAGTCCTTCAAGATGGCTGCCGGTTACCTGCGTCTGTCGGGCGTCGATTTTACGGAAGCATCCGCCGCCATCGGCGTGCTCGGCAATATGGGTATCAAAGGAACAATGGCCGGTACGGCTTTGCGAGCTATGGCCACCCGCTTTGCCAAACCCACCAAAGAGGCGCGGGAGGCATTGGACCGTCTGGGTGTGAAATTCACCCGCATGGAAGACATCTACGGCAAGCAGGTGGAAAAGCTGCGCCCGCTGGCCGACATCTTCGAGGACCTGAACAAGAAAGGGGCGACGATGGCCGACATGCAGACCATCTTCGGCAAAATCGGAGGCAACGCCGCCATGATGTTTGTCAGCAACTACGGGCAGCTTCGGACGCTTGCTTCCCAGAACCGGGCGTCGCAGGGCATCTCCTCCGAACTGGCGCAAGTCAAGCAGGACACGACCAAAGGCTTGTGGTACCAGATGACCTCCCAGCTTACGGAATCCTTCATGCAAGGGTACGAACTCATCGAGCCGGTCATCCGGAGCACGTTGAAAGACTTCCTTGCCAAATTCAATTCCCGCGAGTTCGCCCGAGGTCTCGCCTCCATTGGGCAGGGCGTCATGAGCCTGCTCTCCGTGCTGGGTAACTTCGCATCGTGGATGACCCGTAACTTTTACTGGATCGAACCGCTCCTGTTCACCGGCTTTGTCGCCACGCGGCTGTTCAAACTCGCCGGCGCCCTGACCAATGTCGGCGTCGCGGTCGGCTTTATCGGCAAACAGACCGCAGGCAACTCCATCGTCGAGCTGGTTTCCGGTCTGACCGGCCTGACCAGTGCACGAGGAATCAAAGCACTCTCTTTCGCCAACAAACGGGCCCTTGTCACGGCCTTGCGGGCAGCCGGTGTCAGCGGCAAGGGTGCGATGGGCCGTGCCTTGTTGCAAAGCGGAGCCGGGTCCTTCGCCGCCCGTGCCGGATTCTCCTCGCTGTTCGCCTCACAGGTCGCTACGGGCGGCGGTCTGGTCGGTGCTGCCGGTTCCCTGAGTGCCATTGGTACGGGTGCCGTTGCCGCAACGGCCGGTATCGCCGCATTGGTGGGAGCCTTGGGCTGGGTCGCCTACAAGACATGGCAGATCAAGAAAGCCAAGGACGCCGTACTGGAAGACATAACCGCCAACGAGAAATACCGCTATCCGGTCATCGAAGACTTGTACGCGGCCTTGCACAAAACCTACCAGCAGGCCATCGATACCAAAAAGGCGGTGGACGACCTGACCTCCGGCAAGACAGTTGAGGAAAGCAGCGGGCATAAAATCGGAATATTTACCGGGAACTGGTAGATGTCATTTCTGGCTGAACTCGGCGCCAGCTTGTCTTCCTCCCGAGGGGGTGTCTATCATGCTCCGGCATACAGTTATAGCGATGCTCAACAAGACGACAGCCGGGAGGCCATTACCGCCATTGCCCGCCGTGACAGCCAGTCGCGCCTGAACGCCGCCTATGCCGAGTTCGGCAAAATGTCCGACCCGTTGGAGGTCCGTGCCTTTATCGAGAACATCGCCCTCAAATACGGGCAGCAGGCGGTGACGGCGGCCGAAGCCGCAAAGAAACTCGGCTTGGACAAACCTTTCTGGTTCGAACGTAACGGCAAGATTACCTATACCAACGCTCTCGGTGACCTGCCGGAAGTGGCTGCGGCCTATACGCCCACTTACGCCGCCTACCAGAACAACACCACCGTGAAACACATCACCACGGCGGCACAAGGTTATCTCGATGCCATCGAGAGCATGGCGGGTGCCCGTGCCCTGATCGAGAAGTCGGGATTCGACTATGGAGAGTTGGCCCGTGGCGGCTTTACGCAGAACAAAGACGGGCTGTGGGTACAGAAGGCTTTGAACGCGCAGGCTACCGACAAGGAGCGGCAGGAGATGCTGGCCGGCCGGCAGCGCGTGCACCACCTGTTGGTAAACCTTTCCGGTACCCTACGCCAGGTATTTGGCGGTTCCTCGGAGGCTGCGGAAAACATCCTCCGTAAGGCGGGCTTCTCAGCTGCGCTCTATGCCAACGAGCCGGACTCGAACGACACCTCCCCGTTCAACGCCAACCGCATCACGAACATAGGAGACGATGACGGCGGCGCGGGCGGCAACTACTCCGGTACGGGGCGGTTATCTTCGGCGGCTCCCAAGCAGGTCATCGTCAACATCACCAACCTGATGAGCGTGGAGACCATCGACCTGTTGAAATCGCCCGAGGGTCAGACCGCCGAGATCCAGCACTTCAAGGAACAGATGGCACAGGCCCTTATCGACGTAGTGCATGACTTCGACGCCTCGTGGAACGGTTAATTAACGAAAAGACAACGACATGAAGAACCTATTCGGCAGCAGATTGCTCAATATCGGTGCCTCGACGCTTCTGAGCGGGGGCATCCTTTCGCATGGCGGACTGGGCGGCTACATCAGCGATGCCGCCCGTCGCGTCATCGGTCTGGGACTCGCGGAGTTTCAGGACGGTGCCGTACATTACTTCTCCAAGAACAGCGACATCCTGAAACGTGCCGTCATTCAGTTCGCCAGCCAGACGGCCTACGGCATGCTCCGCTCTTATCCCCGCTATATCAAATACTGGGAACAGAAAGAGCGGGACAAATACCTCGAAACCCAGTCGCAGAGTGCCATCGTCAACAAATCGGGACAATACTACCAGCTCATCAAGGAGCAGCAGGCTGTCGCCGAGAAGAAGAACTACACCGACAGCATAGTGGGCCGCACGGTGGCAGACTACATCGAATTGAAAATCAGCGGCGAGGGAACCTACTACGACAAAGAAAGCGGCAAGGTGGAGCCCAACAGCAAATACGGGCTGATCACCTTCGTCGATTTGGGTCCGCAGGTACAGCTCTCCTCGAAAAACAACATCGTGCTGACCACGGTGCAGGGTCGTGACTACACCCGAAAAGAGTTCATTTCGGGCGGTGATCTGGAATTTACTATAAACGGTCGGATAACCAGCAAATATCCCGACGTGTACCCGGAAGCCGAGCTGTCGAAGTTCCTGAAAATCGTCCAGTACAAAGGTGTCATCGACTGCGACAACACCATCCTGCGGCAGTTGAAAATCTCGCAGCTTATCATTCTGGGTTACTCGCTTCCAACCGCCGAATACCGAAACGTGCAGCCCTATACCTTGCAATGCGTGGCCGTGGAACCCTCCGAGGCGGTAGAACTGATCTCCAAAGATGCGGAGGTCGTGGATGAAGCCATCGAACATACGAACAAATGGATCAAGTGGGTACGGTTCGGCACCGATGTCATTGACCCAACCTCCATATTAAAACTGAACAACCTATGGCTGTAGCACCGCTTGACGTATTATGTTGCCGGATTACCATCGGAGACCCCGATGCGGGCAATCCGATGTCCATTCTGAACCCCATTACGCTTACGGAGGTGCAGGAGGTCGAAATCGTCGAGACCTACAAGAAACTCATCGGCACGGCAACCATCCGTTTTCCAAAAGGGACCATTTTCCGCTCCACCATCATCGGTACGGCCACCCTTGAAGGCAAAGACGCCAGCCGGATAACCACCGAGGTCATGCAGGACGGCGTGGTCATCGAGAAACGTTCCAGTTACTCGGCGATGGACGCCACGACCTTCAAAACCGGGCAACGGGTGCGTATCCGTTTGGGCTATAACGGGATGCTGCGCACGATGTTCGACGGATACATCACCGGCTATAACACCGAGAGCAGCTTCGAGCTGAAATGCGAGAACATGGCTTACAAGCTCAAGCTGAAGCAGGCACCCAAGTTCGAGACGCCGGCATCGGGCACGAGCGTGAACGACGTGATGGAGGGCAAATACAACATCCTGAAAGATACCGGATTCAAACTGCACTCCGAGACCAAGCGGTTCGACATCCAGATCGGGAAAATCAAAATCACGGACAACTTCACCGTTGCCGACATCCTCTCGGCGTGGAGCCGTTACCGCATCTACTGCTTTCTGAAATACGACGAAAACAGTCCCGACCGGATGCCCGCCATCGCTATCGGCCGTCCGTACTCCTCCGCCAAGAGTCAGCCCCGGTTTCCGGAAGACAGCGCATCCGGTCCTTTCTGTATCCGCTTCGACACGCATGTGGCCTCGTCGGATTTGAAAGTGCTCAAGACCGACCCGAAATTCCTTGCCGTGCAGGCCAAGGCGTTGGGCTCGGATGAGAAATTCTTCGAGGTGACGGTGCGCCTGAATCCCGACTACGACCCGAACGTTTCCGGCAGCAAGGAGTTCCAGACCGTGAACGCCACGCAAATCAGCAAGAAGACGCACAAGGTGACGGGCAACACCACGGCCAGCGGTGCGCAGACCCGCACGAAAGTGGACCTTTCGACCTACACCATCGTACCCTACATGTCGCCGAACATGAAAATCAACTCCGACAAGCTCGTTGAGGAGGCCATCGAATACTTCCGCAGCTACAACCTGAACGGCATCAGCGGTTCGGTGACGCTCTTCGGGGATTTCGGGTTATATCCGGCCTGTCAGGTGGAACTCATCGATGACCGGAACCCGGCCAAGAACGGCACCTACATCGTCGAGGAGGTTACAACCACTTTCGGGACGGGAGGCTACCGGCAGAAAATCACGATACCGCATAAAATCAAAGGAACAAAGACAACGTATGGAAATAACTCTTAAAGATGATTTTACCAATGGACATTTTTCTTATCCAATTCCAGCGGTGAACTTATGACTGTGAATGCACAAGGAGTTCCCAACCACGGTGTATCGAAACATTCGGATTTCGCTATGGGTGATTCGCTACACATCATACCATAGAGTGGACAACATCGAAAGGATGAATTGCCTAATAAAAATTTATACATTGCCTCCAAAGCGATCAATTCAAGAACGTCCATCGAATCATCGCCTTCAACTATATCTTCAGCACGTTTCGTTGCTGTTGCAGGATTATGATGTCCACAACTATGAGTTTGAATATAAGGAATGCCTAACCAACTAATGATAGCATTTAAGTTTTCTATCGAAATGCAATCTGTTTTTTCTTCATATAAAACTGTCAATAGAGGAAGCATCTTATTGGATAAACGCACTCGCTCCAGAACCGTCTTAATATAATCTAACGGAGCAACTAAGTTTTGCTTCAACATTTCTAAAAAGTTGTTGACCATTCCATCAAAAAAATCGGGAATAGGAATGCTCTTCTTTTGTGGTGTTGTAATTGTAGACTGATCGATATAATCTGAAAATAGTTGCATACCGTCGGTAATCTTTTCTTTTTCAGCTTTTGCCAATAGCTTAATCAGACTCTCGCCTGGGGCCATACTGAAAAGAGCTGCATGACAACAGCAGATAAGAAGTTTGGTATTGTGGTATAATGAAGGATAGTTGTGCTTGCATAATATTTTCACAACATTGTACGGAATATCATCATGTGTAGCATCAGGGTCAACTAAACTTTGATACAAGGCTGCCATGCTTTCCTTGATGATGTGTGCTCCCAGTTCTAAAGTATCCGTAACCTTGTTTTCAAATGTTATAATCAATGATATTACAGGCATATTTTTCCCTTCGACAATTTTCTCTCCTGTTCTAATCTCGATTCGTTTAGTTTGGTCTATTTTTACTCCATAAAATTGACTGTCATTGAAAAATCCATTTCCAACTCTGAATATGCTGTCAAGACGCTTCATTCGTTCTGTCGGAGAAATAGAATACGGTAACTTGACTTCATCACGGACGGCTATTTCCTCTTTCAGTTTCAACATCATTTCATAGCGTAAAATACTGGAAGATAATCCCCACAAAGTACCTATGTTTTGCCAATAGTGGATGTATTCATGAATGAAAGTCCCTCGATCTTCTTGGCTTATTAGGCTTAAATCGGTGTTGAAATCTCCTGCTGTGTAAATATGGAAGAATGAAGTGTTATAAGCCCCGCGCAAATTAGATACTATCTCTTTTTCAGATACTCCTAACGATAATAATTTTTCTTGTATATTCATTTTTTATAAAGTTTCATTTTAAGTATTCAAAGATAGCAAAAAGCCTCTATCCAACTGTCTATTGTCGAATTTATCTATTCTTTGAATATGAAGAATTCACAGGACAACAACCGGCGGATGATACAGGAGGCAATCCGCAAAATCGCATTGGGGCGCAGTATTGAGCGTATCGAGATGGCTCCGGGCGGCATGGGCGGCGTGGGTACCGCCCGCATGATTCACGGTTATGTCGCCAAGATACATGACGACCCCAGTGATGAAGAGTTCGCCGACTACGGCGGCACGGTGGACGTGGGCGAATATCCTGACGAAACTGCTTCGGCGGGCGGTATCATCCACAAAGGCGTGTTGCTGGCTGCCGCCCGGAACAACGAGGGCGGTTTTCTCATCGTACCGACCCTTTTTTCGGAGGTGACCATCGTAGTGGACGCCGCCACCTGCCATGCCTATATCGTCAATTACTCCCATGCCGAAACCATCCGCATGGAGGCGCATTCCGAGGTCAGCATCGGCATGACGGAAACCGAGGCTCTCGACCCCGACAGCGACTCCTCGCCCGATTACGACGAGCTGGAACCGACCGGAAACGAAGCCCATACCAGCTACACGGCCGAAGGCATCACGGCAACGGTCAGGAACGACAGCGGCAAAGAATCGTCGGTCATGCAAGGTGCGGAAGAGATTGCGCAGACCGTCGATAAGTCGGAAGTCAGACAGACCGCCGACAAAATCGTACAGAAGGTAAACTCCACGACCGTTGCCGTTGCCGACAACAAAGTGACGCTCGGCGACGAGAACGCCACCGAACCGCTGGTTTTGGGTAACGAGCTGGCGCAGCTCATGTTAGATTTCCTGACGGAGTGCAGTAAGATTATGACGCCTACGCTCATGGGAACCATGCAGCCGCTGAACTTTCCCAACTTCCTCTCGCTGACCTCCAAGATTCAGAAATTCCTATCCAAAACCTCCTATACCAAATGAGTGTCACCCTTCATCCCGGCATCGGCGGTCTCGATACGCAGGGCCTGTGTTACAGTCTCTACCGCCAGTTATACCAGACCTTCTTCAACGCCCAAGAACGCAAGAGCGAAGACAATCCCTACGGTGTGGAGGAAGGTGACGACACGTCCATCCGTCTGCATAACACGGCTTATGGATTTGCCGAGGCGATTTCGTCCGGCGTTTCCGGTGAAGGCGGAGGTACCGGTAGTTGGTCGGGCTATCTGCCCAAAAGCGGCGGTGACATGCAGGGATTGTTATGTGCCGACTACGGCTTTACCGCCGGTATCGACAACCGCCGTCTGCTGGAAACGTACCGCACCTCGCAAAGCGATGACGAGGGAAACGTCATCGGTTACACCTACGGCATCCGTCTGACGGGCGACGTACATGTCGGCGGCAATCAGCTCTTTGTGGGCGGTATGCAGCCTCTCCGTTGCGATAAGGCTACCGGCACGATATACCTGAGCGGGAAACGGGTTAATTTCGCCGACGCCGCCCTTTCCCTCACCGGAAATATCCTGCTGGGCGAGACCAAAGAAAACGGGGTGTTCCTGACTTCCGACAGCCTGCTCATTCATGGGCGGGAAGTCTATCACGGCGGTAATGCCAACCTCGCCACTGTGGACTGGTCGATGCACGACGCTACCGTTGCCGGTTCTCTCGAAGTCATGGGAGCGGCGACGCTCTCCGGAAAGCTGCGTGCCTTGCAGGGCGCGGAGTTGGGCGACGTCGGGCGGCTGCTCTTCTCTGTCCTCGGCGAAACCGTATCCTGTCTGAGTGACTTGACCTTTTCAGCCGGATGCGGAGTCCGAATCAGCGGAGTTACCGTGCTCAAAGGTTCCGGTGCGAAAGACATCCGGTTGGAGGGTGCTGACGGCGACCTGCTCGTAGGCGGCGACCACACAGCCAAGATACGGATTCTGTCGAACCTTACGGACATCGACGGCGAGCACGTCCTGCTTTCCCCATACGGGGCGGCGTACTTTCCCGACTCCATCCGGGTGCGGCACAGCTACGGCGGGGACCTGCTCTCCTCGTACCGTACCGACAGCGAGGATGAAGGCATCGTCATACACAAACTGCTGCGATTCGGAAGCACGGGAGGTTGCTATCTGACAGCCGACAATGACCGATTGGTTTTCGTCTCCCGCAGCGACCACACCCAAGCTCCCGGCGGTCAATACGAATCGGTGAACACATTCCTCGGACACGCTCCGTCCACCAGCCGTTACGCTCCGTTAAACCGGGCGTCGAACTCCCTGCGTATCGGTACATCCGGTGACTTTATCGTCGCTCTGAATCCCGTCGAGGTCACGGGACACATCGGTATCGACGGGAGCTTCACCCGACTTACGGCAGAGGGGCTATTCTTTACCGGCGACATCTGCCTCAGACAGGTTGGGGACGGTATCCGTCACGGCGGGAACGCCTACTTCGACGGCAGTCTTTCCTCGGAGCGATTCACCTCCGGAATGGCCGGCACCGGTTGGGCGATCCTGCGCAGCCGGACGACGGGAAGCATCTCGGCGACCTTCGACGAACTGACCATCCGGAAACGGATGCGGGTTTACGAGTTGGAGGTACAGCGTTCCTCGGCGACCAACGGAGCCTTGTGGGTAACCGATACCTGTTCGGGAGACAGTGTCGAAAAACTATAAATCCGATTATGGCACTATACGAATATTCCCGTTTCAAGATACGCATCGACCCCGGTTCCAAGAAACGGCAGGGATTGCATGCCGGAGACGTGGTTCGCCGTCAGTATGCGGACGGTGCGCAAACCTTTTACAGCCTGATGGTCGTGCTGGCCACCGGAGAAGACTCCGTGCTGCTGTCCGACGGGATACATGCGTCATCGCCTTTTTTCATCGGCGCACTCATCGAGGGCGACGAGCCCCGTGACGGAGAATTGCTGGACTTCGTGCGTCTCACGAGCCTGACCGATGAACGGCGCAGCGGCGCCATGTACCTGACTGCCTCGGACGAAGAAGCCCCGTACATGGATGTCATTGACGGCATGGGGACGGAACGTTCCTTGTTTCGTCCGGCATCCCTTGCCGCGTTCGGTTGCAGCGACAACGGGGTGTGGTCCTGCCGTTACACGCCTTCGGAAGGTCCCGCCACCCGCATCCTCCGGATTAGCCGCTCCTCCGACGCGGCGGCTGTCACCGGCGGTTTTCAGATTCCGTTTCCACAGGCCGTTTCCCATCCCCAGCGTCTGGTGATTTCATTCCGCATCCGCGCTTCCAAAGAGTTGTCCGCCGTGCCGTTGCGCTTCGGGTATGCCGACGGTACGGAAACAGACGGACAGGACACCGTGGACGTTACGACCGAATGGCAATACCGGTTGAGCCTGATTACGGTGGACTTTCCTGCGGAATATGCCCGCGCGCTGTCCCTCGACTTCTCGGGAGAGCTCGGTCCGGACGACTGGTGCGAAATCGGAGACCTCAATGTCTGCCTACTGGAACAGCTTTCGTCCTTTGCCGAAGCCGCCAAAATCCGTATCGGCCGCATCACGGGAATCGCAGACCCGCTGTTCGGTATGCTACAAGGTTATGGGGCTTACTTCCAGCGTCTCTATGCCACGCGGGACGTTCATGTGGCCGGCACGCTGACCGCCGGTGACGAGGACGGCTTCGGCAGCACCTTTTACGCCGGACGTATTCACAAGAACTGCATCATCGATTCGTTGAACGGCAATTTTACGAGTACGGTTGTCCGCCTTTCATCCGCCACACCGACCGGTATCGGCAAAAACATCCTGCTGCCCGTGACCGGCGGGACATTGCTTTGCCAGAAAGAAGTGTGGGTAGAGAAACATGCGGGCGAGCGTTACTGTCTCTCTTTCTGGTGTTATTGCCCGTCCAAGCAAGAGACTCCGTTCGATATTCTTCACGGGGAAAAGGTGCTCGCCAGCCTTATGATGCCCCAGACATGGCAACGGGTACATGTGACTTTCGACATCGAGCATATCCCCGGCGACGACCTTCGCATCGACTTCCGTACCGAGAACCGGGTGGTCTGGTTTTTCAGTTCCCCGCAACTTGAAAAAGGGAACGTGCCGACCCTATACCAGCCGACAGACGGGATCCTGAACGAAACCGACGAATACGGGGCGTGGTTCTGCCGAGGCGGTGTGGGCGGCACGATTCAACACCCCCTGTTACGGTTGGAGCCGGACGGTTCCATCCGTGCCGGCAACGATTCGTTCGTCATCAACCCTGACGGCAGCGGATACTTCTCCGGCGGCCGTTTCCGCTGGAACAAAGACTCCATCATCTTGCAGGATGTCACCATCCGCTGGGAGGATTTGGATGAAGAGATGCAGGAACAGATGAAACCCCGTTTCGTCACCGTTGATGGCGGTACGGTGTTTCATTATAACGATGCCGTTTCCGGCAATCTTTGCGACCCGGCAGAGATCCTCCTGACCGGCACGGCGCAGAACCTGACAACGGATTCCTGCCGTTGGGAATACCTTGCTGCGGACGGCGGGTGGAAAGACACCGGCGGGAACCAGTCCGTTTACACGCTCACGCCGGATTTCTCCGGCTGGGAAGGCCGGAACGTCCTGACACTCCGTTTCATCGTCCGATCCTCCGGCACATCGTATCATGCCACGCATACCGTTTCCAAACAATACGACGGCAGTGACAGCTATTCTTTGCATGTGGAGTCCGATTCGGGCACCGTTTTCCGCAACCACATGGTCGAGACGACACTACATGCCCGTCTTTACAAAGCAGGAACGGAAATCACGGACCGGATTCCCGATGAAAATTTCCTCTGGAACCGCATCAGCGACGATGCCGACAGCGATGCACTCTGGAATGCTGAAGAACATCGGGGACGCACGCTGCGGATTACCGGTGAGGATGTGTGGCGTAAGGCGGTGTTCAACTGTGAAGTATTCATGTAGGCAATATGAGATAACCAATCTTGTCTATAAACTCATTGCCCACGCATACGGCTATTCTTATACAAACAAAACGTATGAGCAGCCGACAAGTTATCGCGCGTGGGCAAACCACGATTTACATACAGAAGGATTCCTACACAATCAGCCAATCGCTCGGGGAATACGTCTTTCCCGCAGACCATTCGGGGAAGGTGCTCTCTGCCGTAAGCCTGACATCGACCATCAAGGTCACATGCGGCGATTCGGAATACAAGGATTTTACCATCGGAGTGATTGTCAAACCGGCCGGATTCTCGTCCATTTCGGTGGATAACAGCCGGAAAACAGTGACCTATACGGTTGCCACCGGAACGACAACCCTTGCCGAGCACGGCTCTTTGGATATTCCCGTTACCATTGCAGGGGCGGTTTACAGCCTGTCGTTCGTCTGGTCGAAAGCGAAAGCCGGTGCGCCGGGCACTGCCGGTGCCGATGCCAACCTGCTGGACTGGGTACGGGAATGGAATACCGGTAAAACGCTTATCGACAGCCATACTGTCATCACGCCGAAACTCTTTGCCGGTGTGAAGAACGCGGACGGCACCGTGACGGGTACTGCCATCGGCCGCTTCTCTCTGAGTACGAAAACCGCTTCCGGCGGTATTGCCACCGAAACCATCGACGGTATCTGCGGCTTCAGGAACGGATCCAAAACCTTTCTTTTGGATAACGGCGGCAACGTCCAGCTCGGTTACGGCGACCAGTTTGTCCGCTACGATGCTTTAACCGGCAAAATCACGTTCGGTGCGGGTGTCAGCCTGAACTGGACCAACGCCATCCAGCAAGCCAAGACTGAAACGCTTAACGCTGCCGCCGCTACTGCCCAAAGCAAAGCGGATGCCGCATTGGGCAGTGCCAAGAGCTATGCCGACACGAAAAAAAGCGAAGCCGTCACGCAAGCCGGTAAAGACGCTGACGGTAAAATCTCGGCACTGACCGCTACGTTGAACACTTCCATTGCCGATGCCAAGAAAGCCGGTACGGATGCCCGTGCCGTGGCGGATGCCATTACCTCGAAAGCCAATGCGGAAGGCTGGTCGAACAAGCTGACCTACATCGATGCAAACGGCATATTCACGGGGAAACTGTCCGCCAATACCGTCAATGCCATCAACATCAATGCCTCGCAAATTACGGCAGGCACCATCGCTACCGCCCGTCTGAATGCTGCGGAAATCCGGTCGAACATCATCAATGCGGCATACATCAACGGTCTGACGTGTGCCTTCGTTCGGGGAACTATCGGCGGCTGGACTATCGGTGCAACCACGTTATCCAACAGCCACATATTGTTGGATAGCGGCAACAAACGGGTGGTCGTGTACGGGGCAAGCTCTGGAGCGACAAGCGGCAAGCGAGTGCAGATCTATTACAACTCCGATACGGATTTCGGTTTCTATGCCACGGATGCTGCTGGCAACTGCCTTGCCCGTTTCGGTTCTGCCAACCAGATTGCCGGGTGGAACATCGATGCGAACCGTATCTACAAGAACAACATCGCATTGGGTGCGGACGGCTCCATCATGAACGGCAGCAAATGGAAGCTGAACAACGACGGGTCCGGCAGTATCGCGTCGGGAAACATCTCATGGGATGCAGCCGGTGCGGTGACCTTTTCGGCGGCGGTGTCGTTGAACTGGAAAAACGATATAGAGGCTGCCAAACGTGCCAACTTCGGTTATCCATATTATCACAAAATCGTCATTTACGGTGAAGAGGATAAATACTATCCTGTCATTTTCAAGGGCGGAGACCAGACCTTCAAACGGGATATTCTTATCCGACGTGCATATAGTGAGCAAGCCCCTGACAGTTGGAACAATACAACTCATAAAGGTGGACTTGTCCTATTGCTGAAAGCCAATTTCGGCGGTTGGGGCGGCATTGGCTACTCGTGGGACATCTATGAACTTTCAGAGACATACTGCCGCATGTTTGCCGGTGCACAATTGTGTGGTAATTGTTGCATGTTCGCCGTGTTCCTGCGCGGGGGCGGAACGACTGGTGCGGTGTACCATATCTACTCGGATCAGCCGATAGTGAACAACATTTATAGTCCATCTCCGATTCCGGCAGCACCGCAGATTGCCTACAACTGCGATCTTATTTTTCAGAGCGGTTCGAACACGGCTAACGCTCCGGGTGCCCGTACCCTCACGGCGACAGTTCAGGAGGAGATACGCCGTCACCGGTTCATCGCTTTGGCTCAAAGCTCTGACAGCACATTGGCTGCGCATCCACTGACCTACATTGGTTCTACAGGCATCTACACCGGCACGTTGACTGCGGCGCAGGTCAATGCCGTTTCCATCGATGCGGGCAGTATCCGGACGGGGACGCTCAGTGCCGACCGTCTGGCTGCCGGCAGCATCAATTCCACAAAACTGGATGCCGGCAGCATCAAGGCCAATATCATCAATACGGACTATATCAACGGCCTGACCTGTACTTTCGTGCGGGGCAAAATCGGTGGCTGGACCATCGGCGCGGACAACATCACGGCCGGCAGTGTGGGTGCAGTCGGAGCCATGCCAATCCAGATGCGGACTGCGGCCAGCGGTTCAGGTTACTGGTACAACGGCGCATACAAACCGCAGGGCATCGTAATGACATGGTACCAAAGCAGCAATGCGGGGCATGTGGTTTTCGGTCAGATTGCCGCTTCGGGCAACAGCGTGAAAACCGGTTTTCTCGGCATCCAGATGATGACATGGGACCATGTGGAATACTTCTGTCTGTCGGCCAACTACACCAAATCGGGAGCCAAAGAGATTTACAACCGCATTGCCGGATGGGCATTCGACAACACCCGCATCTGGAAAAACAACGTCTCGTTGGGTGCCGACGGCTCCATCACCAACGGTACGCGCTGGAAACTCAACAACGACGGTTCCGCCTCGTTCGGTTCCGGCCGGAGCATCTTCAACACGGACGGTTCGGGACAGGTAGCCAACGGCAAATTCAAATGGGATGCCGCCGGCAACATCATCGCCCAAGGAGGCAAATTCAAGGATGTGACCATCCAAGGCACCATCCGTAGCGCGTTCGTGCAGAACGACCCTTCAATTTGGATTGTCGTGGGCGGCGGCACGACCAGCGATGTGCAGACCGACCCCGTGCACTACGACAACGTGGTCTGTACGCAAACAGGCGGCTGGAACGAGAACATCAACCTGCAATGGACCTTGGAAAACTCCGGCCGCCGGATTTGCCTTGTCAATTACAGGTGGGGTTCTACCATCTCTACGGGAGTGATGAGCATTACGGCTCCCAGCGGCAAATATTTCTTCGAGGATGGAATCTCGAAAACGACGCTCAAATTCTCCCGCGAAGTAATTGAAATGATTGGTTACGGGGACGACAAGACCTTTTTCGGATGGATTGTACTCAACCGCCGGGACCTGATGACAACCAGCCGATACGGAAAGTTCCAGCAAATCCTTGTTACAGGCATTGTTACCGGAACAACTTCCAGCGCATCCGTCCGTTTCCTCTGTTTCGACGGTTCGAAATCGGTATCCGTCAGCCGATTGGGAAAAGGGATGTACCGTATCTATCTTCCTTCTACGTGGGGGCTGTCGAGCCGCTACCTCGTCATGGCTACCGGAATCTATTCCACGGCGGAAAACACTCCGATTTATCCGACGGTAAAAGCAATCTATTCCTACTATTTCGACATTTACACGCAGGATGACGCTTCCCGGAATGACGGCTCGTTCAACTTCCAAGTAATCAGTACGGCGGACTGGGATTTGTAATTTTTTTGAAGCATTGTCACCTGTTCGGCACCCTGCCATGCTATTCTTTCATAAACTCTGCTTTATGAAAATTATCCGCATCACTACGACAAAGACAGCACAGGAACGCACGGAACGTGCCTTCTACAACTTGGATTTTACCATGACCGACGGGGCACTGGAACGTGTGGTGGCTACCGTTTACACTCCCGAGAGCCGCCTCGACAGCGACCCGGCACCGGTCTTCATCGGCACCATCACTTACGAAAACGGCCAAATCTTCTGCTCTCTGCCCAAGGACGCCTCCATTGCCGGTCTGATGGGCGACTTCGAAAACTTCATGGTCCAGATCCAGTCCGCCGTAACGGATGAACACGCAGACAACGAATAGTACGGAAACCTAATTATCAGAATATGGAACTAAACATCAAAGACCGGCTCTACATTCCGGTCATCCTGCCCAAGGAGGGCACGTTCAAGGATTTCAACACCAAGAAAGAGATTCTTCGCAAAATCGAAATCTCCGCCGGTGAGCGCGAGGCGGTCGGCCTGCACGAAAACGAGGAGAACGGGCGCATCGAGTGGGACATCGAGAAAGACACGCCGCTGGCCATCGACTTTGCGGGGGATGAACTTGCCTACCTGAAACAGGCGTGCGAGAAAATCTCAGACGAGAAATTGCCGGACGACATGTGGATTGTCGTGGAAAAAATATATGACGGGAAATAGTATAAACTTATGTTATAACAAGTCCCCTGCATTAACATTAGTCTGGCATTGCCAGACTAATGTTTTACAGAATTAAATAAAATATCGATAATCGTACGTTGCTCCATTATATTGATGCAGTAAATTACCCACCTGTGCCAATGTATTAGAAGTGTCAATTGTTGCTGGCAATTTCGTATATAGATTGAATGAATTCCAATTCATCTTCGTAAATCCTATAATTTCAGAGGCAATAGTAGATAGATCTCCTTTACCATAATACTTAGTTATTTTTAGAGGAGCTGGAATACACCTGCCACCGGGATAGTAACGCCGTCCACCCCGAATTGATGGAACGACACCATGTGTCCATAGTAAAGCATTTCTTGATGACAATTTTATGCACGTTCCGCGCGATACCGGATATGAATCGTCAGAAATATTGTTGTCATAAACTCTTTGTGCTATAAATTTAGCATTGTATTCATAATTGATGGTTATCAAGTCGATGTCTTTAATTCCCGCTTGACTTAGCGCATGGGTAATGCCTTCAATCTCTTCATTTCTAAATGGTGTTCGTTTATGAATGACAACCCGACGAGGTAATTTATCCATGGATTTAACGAACAATTCTCGTATAGTAATTCCAAATTTGAAGGCTTCCTCATAAGTTAAATAAGGATTCTTTTTCCCATCAAATTGAGGTTGCTCAACTTTTGATAATTTGTATCTTAACCCTTGACCTTTTGCGTTGTATATATGGCTACAACCCAAAACGATGTCCACTTTTCCTTTACCATTTGTTTTGACGCTATAACCAATACCTGCATACGCCGTATCTGAATCAAGACTGGCCAATGCCCAAGGGATACGCATTGCCTTAACAAATAAAGCTAATGACAACCACCAGCAGATTTCACATACCATTGGGTCCTTCAAAGTTTTTTCTTCTATGATTTGAGTTGTAAAACTGTGTTGAGCCGCATAAGCCTTTATATAGTTGTGCAAATCAAACGATTCTCCATCATGTTTGAACTGTTTGTGTAGACTCCAAGAAGTAGGAATGTAAATTACAACTACAATTCCTGGATATTTCTCGGCCAAACTACCGGCCTTATGACATATTGATTGCGCAAGGCTTATTGTATCTCTTGGTGTATCTTCTGTTTTTATCCACTTATCCGTATCGCTGTCCGGAATTTCTAATAATGTTTTATATATACTATGGAATCCTGTATATGGCTGAATGTAATCTGAATTATCGTTAGCTTGTATAGTTGTGTTTAAGCGTTGTAAAAAAGATTTCAAACTATTGGTGTGAGCATTAGGACAAATTACCCCCAGTCTTACATTTTGTGGCAAAACATCTTTTTGCCAAGAATCATAAGGCTTATGATTAGATAATCCTCTCATAGGATTTGAATCTAAAAAAGGCCTATCTGCAAATGTATTTACGAATTCCAATTCAGGTTCTTTGAGTTGAAGGCCCCAATAAATCGTTCTTCTATTATCATACGATCTTGAAAAATATCCTCGTTCAGTGCTGTCTTGATATTGTATTTCGGAAAATCCGCTATTGTTGCTTATTTGGAACTTAAATCCACTGCCAGAATTTTGAGGGAACTCAAAAATAAGACGTGCATTGCCAAATACGATATTTTCCCATTGAATAAGTTTATTGCTATATGCCTGGTTCCACATTTTATCCAGATATATCCGCGCATACTCCTGCTTTTTCTCTTTTGAAACCGAGCGTGGGTTTTCTATATATATTGTTGGCCGCAAGGAAAGCAGGGCGTATTTTTGCTGTGGCACAAAAATAAGTGAGCATTCTATCGCTTCATGTAACAAGGTGCCATTATCATTTCTGAAAATATCTGAGCACCAAAGTGTATTATGTTTAACATCGACATTTAGACCTCGCATTGCTGCAATACTTTGGAGCGTAGCCCTTAAGAACAGTTCTCTATAACTGCTTTTTCGTTCTATGTCCGATGCAGCATATTATGCTAATTGATTATCAGTAGTTTATGGCTTAAAAGATAGACTGCTCAAAAAATTACTTGTTTTTTCGTCAAAAATCGAAGATTTAACACTTTTCTTCGTTGCCAGTCTCAAAACAGAGGGAAAATGGGGAAAATCGCTCTCTTTCGCCTCGAAACCTCCGCTTCGCAAAGATAAGGTATATCGGGGATTATTTCGCCGGTTCAGGCTGCAAAATGGAAGACAGATTCACAGATTTCCGGGTTGTTTTCTTGTGACCTGGTAGGAGGTGAGTATTGCTTTGCTTGGAGTTGTATTTTGCTCAATCTTCATACTTAGATTGCTCATATTTTGCAGCCAAAAGAGAAAGTCTATAGGTCTGGTTCGGCTTGGTTTGGGCGAAGCTATCTCTTTTTCTCCCCTTTGTTAGCTTTACTTTAATGAACGTATATATGAATACGGAGATAAAGTAAAGTTGGTTTCGATAATTTATGCTGTGATTCGCTTGAAAAAATGTTGTGTAATAGGGATGATTCGTTGGAAAAAGTGTAACTAAATTCGATTTATTCGCTTGAAAAAATGTATTTAACCTTGGTTTATTCGCTCGAAAAAGTGTAATTTTGTAGCGGAAAGAATAAGATTGCGTTATGCTTAAAAGGAAAATAGAAACATATTTAGCTAATTGGAAAGAGGCCGAGGGCAGAAAGCCCCTTGTGATAAAAGGTATTCGCCAGTGCGGGAAGGCATATATTGTCCAGAAATTCGCAAGGGAGAATTATGAAAGTGTGGTCTATATGAACTTCATTCTTGAACCTGACAAGAAGTCTGCCTTTACTGGCAATATAGATGTCGATACCATCATTCTCAACCTCTCTGCTTTGATTCAAGGCAGTCGGTTCATTGAAGGGAAAACCTGCATTATCCTTGACGAGATTCAGGAATGTAAGGAAGCAAGGACAGCCTTGAAGTCATTTTATATAGACGGACGTTTTGATGTTATTGCCACAGGTTCTCTTTTAGGAGTGAAAGGCTATGGTCAAAGCAAGAAAAAGAAAGAGGATGTCGGGCAAGATTCTGTTCCTGTCGGATATGAAACCGTAATTGATATGTACCCATTGGATTTTGAGGAATTTCTATGGGCAAACGGAATCGGTGAGGCTGTTATCGATTCTGTCAAATCATGTTTTGAGAACGAAAAGGCTGTTCCCGATGGGATTCACAAGGCAATGATGGAGCTGCTATACAGATATGTTATTGTAGGAGGGCTGCCGGAAGTGGTGAATTGCTTCCTTGAAACCAAGAATATCGAACTCATATATAAGAAGCAGCGTAATCTTATTGCCGGATACGAAGAGGATATGGTTAAATATGCAGATGATGCGGACAAATCTAATATCCGTGAATGTTTTGAATCCATTCCGAAGCAATTAGCCAAGGAGAATAAGAAATTCCAATATTCCATAGTCAAAAAGGGAGGAAGGTCTTCTCAATACATCGGTAGCATTCAATGGTTGGAGGATGCCGGAATAGTCCGTAGGTGCTATAACACGCAGATTACGGAACTGCCGTTGGAGGGCAATTCCATCAAAGATTGTTTCAAAGTGTACACTACTGACATAGGTGTCCTTGTAGCAATGCTCGACTATGGCACTCAGGCTGATATATTGAAGGGGAATCTTCTTGGATATAAGGGAGCTATCTTTGAGAACCTCATGGCGGATTTCCTGTGTAAGTCCGGACAGAAGCTATACTATTTCCATAAGGACAGTGGGCTTGAACTGGACTTCTTGGTAAGGTTCAAAGGCGAATGCGTCATCCTTGAAGTCAAGGCTAAGACCGGTAAGGCAAAAAGTATGGCTACCATTCTTAAAAATAAGGATGTGTATCATGTCAAGAATGCAATCAAGTTGGGGCAATATAATGTAGGACGTGAGGGAGATATACTCACCATTCCGTTGTATATGGGATTCCTTGTCGAAGACAGGCTTGCGGACGTTATCATTCCTGATGTTGATGTGAGTCTGTTGACTACTATTTAAAAATTTTGATTATGGCAAAACAGATATTAGTTGGAATTGAAGAACAGAATTTGAATGAGGTGGCTCACTATCTGGTGATATACTTCCCATACAATGAGGAAATGTGTAGCTATACAGATGATTGGCTTGGTGAGCTATATGAAAACAAGTATCCTTTGGTTTCTAAAGGGATGTGGTCTGGCATAATTGACTTGAAAGTTCATAAACTTCTTGATTGGAAACCAGAATATGGAACTTTATATCTTCAAGCTAAGGTATGTGATAGCGGAACCTATTTCTTGCTTGATAAAGATAAAAAGGTAATATGTAAAATTACCGATTATGTACCTAATGGCTTAATTCCGGAGGCGGATGATTGTGGGGATTATATCCGTTTAAGAATCAAACATGACGGTATGATAGAAAATTGGATGGAGAAGCCAGACTTTTCCGACTTTATTAAAGATGCTGATGCTGTTAAGAAAATTGATACGAGCATAGAAGAAGAACCAATACTCGACACTAAAGTAGAGTTCACTTATAGCCATCTTATGGCAAAACTGCTTCGTCTTCCGAAATACCTACAATTGGAAATAGGGAAGGCACTGATAGCAAATGCATCAGAAGGTTTTGAGGAAGAGGATGATGAAGATTCTCTCTAATCAGATGGAAGATTAAGAATGATATACAGCTGCAATAATTTGATTATTAAAAGTATAATTCTATGGATATATTAAGTCTCACCAAAGTAACATCATCGTTCATCCTAACTTTAATAGAAAGAGACGATGGACAAAAGAAACAAATTTTGGAGACGCCAACAAATGGCTCGTGTGTTTAAGGCTCGCATGATTCTTTATGCCGCTTATGGTCATTGCATCATTCGTGAGGATGGAAGCTATTATGAGCATCCCCGTTGGTTTGAATTGGCAAAAGAGAAATGGGCACAAGTTTACAAAACAACAGGTACTCCGTGTAGCTGTTGGATGTGCAGGGGATTCGAATATGACCGCAAGGAGTATAAGAAAGAGACTCGGCGGATTATTCGGGAATCAATGGAGTGAGCTAAATGATAAGGAACTGAATCTGTGTATTAATTGCATAGGTTCAGTTTTTATTATGCGGCATATAGGCAAAAGGTTACGTGGATTTTCTCAGAAAGCGATGTGTGATATGGAATTTATTTGCTAATTTTGCGCTGAGTTTGAAACGATATAAAAACTAACAATGCAAAGAAATAGCATGAACATATTATCGAAGGTCACAATTTGGGGTAACAAACGCCCTGAATCTGTACTGTGTGTTCATGTCTTTGGCATTGAACCTTGTATTATAAATACTTTCCAACGAAGAACATAGCATGGTGTAGTTTATTCTACCCCTGATTGAAAATATAAACTGAATAGTTGGAGAGTCTTTACCGAACTTTCCAACTATTTTGTTTTTATACCCATTTGTGACAGTTATCTTACGATGCTTTTCTGTCATTTCCGTCTGATGGGTGATTGACAAACAGATTATTAACGTGCAGCGATGCACATAAATTGAGAAGAAATGAATTATAAATTTGATGGCAGTAAGGTATTTTTTACATCTGATACCCACTTTTATCACGGAAATATCATTCGTTTCTGCAACAGACCTTTTGAGGATGTGGAAATGATGAATGAAACGATTATCTCCAATTGGAATAATACAGTTGGCTTGGATGATACTGTTTTTCACTTGGGTGATTTCTGTCTGGGCGGTTCAGCTGAATGGACTAAAATTCTTGATAGATTGAATGGCAAGATATATCTGATTCTCGGCAACCATGATTTAAAGAACTTGAGGCAGGGGTATGTCGATAGGTTTGAGCATGTGACCATGCAGATGCATATAGAAGTGGATAAACAGAAGATATATTTGAATCACTATCCGTTTCTGTGCTTTGATGGCGGCTATAAAGATGTATGGCAACTGTTCGGCCATGTGCATACGAGGAAGAATAACACTGGAATTGATGCAGCCCGGCTTCAGTATCTCTATCCTACACAATATGACGTAGGTGTTGAAAACAACAACTTTATGCCGGTTTCATTTGCACAGATGAAGATAATTATTGAAAAACAAGTTGAACAATTAAAAATGAAAGAGCAATGAAGATACAATACATGAGCGATTTACATCTGGAGTTCAGGGAGAACAGCAGATATTTAAAGCATAATGAATTACCTGTTACCGGTGACGTGCTGGTTTTGGCTGGAGATATATTCTATCTTAGGGATAGAATAGCTCCTATGATGAAATTCTGGAAATGGGCTTCGGATAATTACAGGCAGGTTCTGATTGTTCCCGGCAATCACGAATACTATAATTATTCGGACGTGATGGAACGAGGGCTACAATGGAAGTGGATGTTCCGTGAGAATGTAGGGTTCTATCAGAATCAGGTAATCCGTATCGATGATACCGATTTTGTCCTGAGTACGCTATGGTCACGGATTAACCCGAATGACGAGTATTTCGTGTGGAAAGGTATGAATGACTTTCGCCAAATCAAATTTGACGGAAAATTGCTACAGGTAGAGGAATTCAATCGGATGCATGAGACCTGTATTGATTTTATCCGGAAAAGTGTCGAAGAGAGCACGGCTGGTCATATTGTGGTGGTTACTCATCATTTGCCTACTTTGGAGGTGATTGATCCACAGCACAAGAACTCCGTACTGAATAGTGCATTTGCTAGCGAATATGGTGATTGGATTGCCAACAGTCGGATAGATATTTGGATTTATGGACATTCACATACCAATATAGACACAGAGATTGGTAGTACAAAAGTAATCTGTAATCAGATGGGATATATTTTTGCGAATGAGCACATTGTGAATGGGTTTGATCCGAAAAAGCATGTTGAAATTTAATGAGCATTAAGCAATGGATGAAAGAATAATAGATAGAAAACTCTTTATTGATTTGGCAAATGAGGTTGGCTTGAACGCTTCGCATATAGAAGCAATGGGTGAAATGCGTCATTGTGAAATCACAGTTAGCGGCAATATGCTGGAACGTCTAGTTGAAATTCAGCATCAGTTCGAGCAACTTACCGTAATGGGGGATGATGAATACCGTGGCTTCTACATTGTGGTACCGCGACCCACTCCAGAGGAATGGGGTGATGTCGAGGAACTGATTGCTTCGGGAGAGTATCAAAGCAAAGAAGCCTTCCTTGCGGACTGGCTTGCGTTCAATCCAACGGAAACGCAGTGGTTTCATGTTACCTCTTATAAATACGAAGAGTTCCGGTCGATTCGCATTACAGACCGAAAACATGCGCATTTCGTCATAACAAATCGCTCCTCTTGTGCCGACGGAGAATCAGATGACGGATGGTATCAGGATTCCCTTGCCCGACTTTTCTGCTATTTGCAGAGGCTGGTTGATGTTATTGTTGCAAATCCTGATGGGTTCAACGACTATGTGGCGCACAATCTGCCGTGCCAGCAACGGATTGGGCGGATTGCACGAAAGGAACTCAATAGGATAGCTCCGAGCTTTAAGATTAATGTGGAAGATCGGGAAACAGCGATAAAGGCTTTGGAGGATTCTGCGAAGGAACATTCCGCACTTCATCTGAAGACTATGACCATTCGGCAATATTGCACATATTATCGTATCGCTAACGAGGCTTATGAGGCATACTACCGGAAGCGAAGTATTGGAAACCGTCTCTACGAAGAACAACCGAATATCCCGGAAGAACTGCGAGATGTAGTCTATTACAAACGAGTGAAATTCGTAGATGTAGATAAACTCTATGACATTGACAGCCCGGAGGATTTTATACGGTTTGCAACAGACCACTATGGCGAGTTGGGGTTTTCGCGCTTGAACATCATTGCATCGAAGGTGCCACAGCAGGGTTGGATGATAGTTGTTTCTAATAGCTACTCGGCAAATGTCGAGCTGGCCATTGAGGTTGCCACTGCTCTATATAAGGTCGGAGTGCCATTATTGATTCGTGATGCCGAGAAACTTTTGAGGATTCTGCGCGAAGAAGATTATGTGCGGTTAATTCCTAATACGTACCATAACTATATGGGTTATCAGGAAGAAGGTACTGTTTACGAACTGCCGTGGGAATACGAATGCTCAGACGATAGTGAATCGGATTTGACTTTGGAGCAATACAATGCGATTGTTTCTCTTGCGGAATGGCAGGATGAAGAATTGGTGAAGCCCATCGAGTGATGCTTAAATTGAAGAAGCTGGCTTTTATCTTGGAAATAATCATAGATAAAGGTAGAAGTCTGCTTCTTTGAAATCTCTATTTTGGTAGCAAAATCAGTATTTAATAGTCGTATCTTTTGAATTTGTGATTTTTGCGTCCGCAATACATCATTAAATAGATATAAAGTAGTATCTTTGCATATTATATGATGAGTTAATATGACAAAGAATACAATGGGAACCAAGTTGCCCCGAAAGTTGGAGCAGAAAATGTCAGTTGTGGGAGAGCAGATTAAACTGGCTCGCTTGCGCAGGAATTTGAGCGTAGCTCAGGTGGCAGAACGTGCCACCTGTTCTCCGTTGACTGTGTCCCGAATAGAGAAAGGTGCGCCGACTGTGGCAATCGGAATTTATTTGCGAGTGCTCTATGCTCTGCAACTGGACGATGATATTCTGTGGCTAGCCAAAGAAGATAAATTGGGAAAAGCCTTGCAGGATTTGAGTTTGAAGACAAGGGAACGTGCCTCAAAAAAGGAGTAAACGATGAAGATGTTATATGTTTATGCCGATTTTGACTGGCTCAACGAGACAGAACTCGTTGGCGAGTTAGGCTATGAATCTCTTCGTGGCTCGGACAGCTATTGCTTTACCTTCAGCGATGAATGGCTGAAGAAACACGGAGATTTATTTCTGAGTGATGACCTCAATAATTATCCGGGACAGCAATATACGCAACCGGAGAAAGATATATTCGGATGTTTCTCGGATGCTTTGCCGGATCGTTGGGGACGAACGCTGTTGTTGCGACGTGAGCAGATTGCTGCGATGGAAGAGGGGCGACCGGTACGGAGACTATCTTCTTTCGATTTTTTGACTGGTATCGATGACTTTTCCCGAATGGGTGCTTTCCGTTTCAAGGAGTTAAAAGACGGAGGATTTATAAATGTAAGTGAGTTGTTGAAAATCCCACCTCTGGCGGATATAAGGGAGTTGATTGCGGCCAGTGCGGAAATTGAGAAAAGTGAAGAGGGGAATGTCCTGCCTGACAGGAAATGGGTTGCCCAACTCGTGCAGCCCGGTTCTTCATTGGGAGGTGCAAGACCTAAAGCCAGTGTGATAGACACGGATAAAACGCTTTATATAGCCAAGTTCCCTTCTCGCAAGGATGATTATGATGCCGGACTTTGGGAGCATTTCAGTCACCTTCTTGCTGCAAAAGCCGGTATAAATGCCGCAAAGACCAAAGTGCTGGCAACAGGAAAGAAATATCACACGTTGCTTTCTCAACGCTTCGACAGAACCCAAGAGGGGAAACGGATTCACTTTGCTTCTGCAATGACTTTATTGGGACTCAATGACGGTGACAATGCAACTACAGGGCATGGTTATCTGGATATAGTCGATTTCATAATCCAGAACTGCACGAATGTGGAAGAGAATCTGCAGGAACTCTATCGCCGTGTGGCTTTCAATATCTGCATTGGTAATAGCGATGATCATTTCCGTAATCATGGTTTTCTTTTGACTGCAAAAGGTTGGACGCTTTCTCCTGCATATGACATGAACCCTACTTTGAATGAGTATCAGAGTCTGCTTGTCTCATCAACCTCCAATAAGGCAGAACTGGGTATTTTGCTGGATGCTTGCGAAGACTATATGCTAAACCGTACAACAGCAGAAAAGATTGTTGTTGAGGTAACTGAAGCTATAAAAGGATGGCGAGAATTGGCAACACGATTGGGGATTTCCAAGAGAGAGATGGATATGTTTGCCGGAGTGTTGGATGAGCGATGTAAGATGGAGTAGTTTCAGTTAGATGAGTTTATAATTGTAATAATGATTTTGCATAACAATAATTTAACATTGTAAAAAGATTAAAAAAATGAAACATATATCTGTTCGAGTACCTTGGCACGACAATGGTTGGAATTCGCATGTATGTGCAAATCCTCGTTGTAATACATTCTGTAAACAACTACCTAATATTGTCAACTCAAAAGTAGATTGTGAGCAGTTGTCGTGTGGAATCGACTGGTCTAAATTAACTACAAAAGAACGTCCTGCTTGTGCTGGAGAGAATGGGGGATTCATGAATTACAAGGCTTATGAGCGTGAATTTATTCACATATATGCTTGGAATTCAGACAATCCACATTCTAAGTTATTACCTACAAAAGTAATGATACCAGCTTATTCAGCTCTTGGAATACCATTCCGTTACTTGAATATGGATGCACAGAAAGACCTTAGCAAGGAGCATCCTGAATTTCGCCCTGCCGAAAGTGCACCTTTCGGTTCGGCTTGGGTTTATAATCCTGAGCGATTGTATGATGTGCTTAAATGGTTCAGCTCAGAGATAACCGAGGAATCGATATGCGTCTTTTATTGTAAGAAAGGCAATCCGATTGACGATGAAGGTTTACGAATGATTGTGGGAATGGGGGATATAGTAAAAAATTGTGGTGTTCAAGACTACGAAACAACTGCCGATTATACATATCCCTTATGGGAGATAATGTTCTCTCATTCCATTCGCCCAGACCTGAAAGAATCTCGCGGCTTCATTCTCCCCTATAAAGAATATCTGGAGTTGGATGAGAATATATTCCAAGGGAAGGGTCTGTCAAAGATACAGGCTCTTGATGAGATCAAATTATCGCTGGATAAATTTGACAGTAGCGGAAAGATATTTGATGAACTATCATATGGTTGTGATTTTATAAGCAATCATTCAATGCTATTGATTCTTGAAGCTGCTCGGCGTTCGTTGGAGGCAGTAATTCGACATGGCTTGGCTGGCTCAATCGAGGGATGGCAATGTCAACTCAGGTGGATTGATGCCCGTATTGAGCATGTCAAGAAACAAATCACTCCCTTCCCTTCATTCGCTTCAGCACTTAAAGCGCTGGGAATAGATTATGGCAATCTGATTGAAAGCGACCTGCGAAAAAAAGGATGTGGACCGAAAGACAATCCCTGGGGGCATTTTGAAAAGTTGCTAAATAAGGAAATCAAAGTTGATAGTGCTGTTTACAACTCGTCTCTTCCTACGTATCGAATAAGTTGGGAGGGCCAAACAAGTAATGTACGTGAGCGTCTTATCACTTTATCCAGATTTGAACTTGAATCCGATGTTATTGAGCATTTTATAGATGATGTAGAGTCTGATATACTAAGCAATCCATACCTCATCAGCGAATGGTGCGCTCGGAATTTTATAGAGAAAGTTTCAACGCGTACAATTGATCTTGGAGCCTTCCCCGACCCAACAATTCAGGGTGATAATGTTCCAGTGCCTCCGTTCGCAGCGGAGTCCATTTTGGATACTCGACGCCTTAGATCATTAGTCGTTGAAAGGCTTTATTCCGTTCTAACAGATGGTGATACCCTTGTGTCAATAAAAGAGATGGAGGACTATCTGCGCGACATAATGACGGAAGAAGACAAAGCTCGCCTCCCGAAAAACATACTTCTCACACATCGCCAGTTTTTTGAAGTATCCTTCGATTATGTTCCTGATGAGAACCCTACTGCTATCCAACTCAAGGAATATTATCAAATGGAGGAGTTTCTTCGGAAAGTGCTACGAGAAAGAGCAAAGAGAGATGTTAAGAAGCCTACCGGTGAGGACTGGCTATCCCTCGCTATGTCAGACAAGAATTATGATCCTACAAACGAGCGCAGTCAACAGGCTACTGAGCAGCAGGCCAAAGCTCTTGAAATGATGGACAAAAAGCGCCTTTCAGTTCTCACGGGAGGCGCAGGTACCGGTAAGACTACCGTAGTGAGATCCTTTCTCTGTTCTGACAAGATAAAAGCAGAAGGCGTTCTGCTGCTGGCTCCCACTGGAAAGGCGAGAGTAAGGCTCAGTAATATGGCCGAAAATGTGAGTTCAAAAACCGTAGCTCAGTTTCTTGCCAGTCTCGGCGCCTTCGATTTTGAAAACATGAAACCGCGTCTAACTGAAGACTCGCGCAAATACTCACGTGCTAAGAATATAATCATTGATGAATGTTCGATGCTAACTACCGACACGTTTCATGCGCTTATTATGTCGCTTGACCTGAAGTTCATAAACCGAATAATACTTATCGGAGACCCCTATCAGCTACCTCCGATAGGTCCGGGCAGGGCTTTCTCGGATTTATGCCATTATCTTAATTGTGATGACGCGGACGCCAATCTGAAATCTGCCATTACCTATCTCCGCACCGTTGTGCGCACAATAGCCAGTGGAGATTCAGATGTCTTGACTTTGGCCTCTTGGTTCAGTGGAAACAAACCGGAGAAATTTGCCGATGAAATATTTTGGAAAATCGAAAGCAAGAATCTCAAAGGCGATCTTTCAGTTTATTACTGGAACGATGAAAAGGATCTGCCTCAAATCCTTAGGGGTGCAATTTGCAAGGAACTCGCTTGTTCCGATGTCGAACTGCCAGAATCCTTGAAGCAAAAAATAGGTATTGACGACTTAAAATCGCTTGAGTCAGATCCGGCAGCGCTCGAAAATCTTCAGATTCTTGCTCCAGTAATAAATCCCGCATGGGGTACATATCAACTGAATTCCTATCTTCAGTCATGGGTTGGAAATAATATCAATCGCAAAGGGGATTATCAGGAAATCGGAACCCAGAAGATATATAAGAATGATAAAGTCATTCAACTTCAAAATATATTACGAGAATCCTATCCATCAAAAGAAAAATATCCTCTCTCCAATGGCCAGATAGGCTTTGTTAAGTCTATAAATAAAGGACATATCAATGTTATGTATGTTGGCATACCTCATGAAACCTTCGGCTTCAGGGGAGATAAAGGGGAAGACCAGGATGCTGCTATTGAGCTTGCATACGCTATTACAATCCATAAAAGTCAGGGCAGCGATTTTGATACGGTTTTTGTGGTATTGCCCAAAACCGGCCGCATTTTAAGTCGTGAGTTGATATATACAGCTCTTACCAGAGCAAAGAAGCGTGTAGTCCTGCTTGTTCAAGATTCTATTGGTTGGTTGAGAGAATTTACTAAACCACAAGCCTCAGTGCTCGCGCGACGAAATACCAATCTATTTGACTATTCCGTTCGAGCCGAACGTCTTAATATTCCTTATGTTGAGGGCCTGATTCATGGAACAGCCAAGAAAGGTCTGTTTGTGCGTAGCAAGTCAGAAGTTGTAATTGTAAACCAATTGGTAAATGCTGGGGTGGAATTTGAGTACGAGCAACTACTGGAAGAAAATGGCCACCGATGCATTCCCGACTTTTCCTTTGAAACCCCATGGGGTGATAGAATCATCTGGGAACATCTGGGAATGCTTGTCGTTCCGGAATACAAGGCTTCATGGGAGCGTAAACTAAAATTCTACGAGGAAATAGGTTATACCCTCGGAGAAAATCTTTTCACGACTTGCGATCATGAAAATGGTGCAATAATGACCGAAGAGGTGGAAGACGTCATCAGAAAAATCAAGGAGCAGTTATGAATCAGGAGGAGGAATTATATTTCAAGGTACTCAGTAAACAAGGTCGGGAGGCTTGGACAATCTTCAAGAATCCTATGTATCGTGGAGCATTGGAAATCGCCCAGAATCTTTATAAAGACAAAGCACATTTTGTGTATGAGTTACTTCATAATGCCGATAACCAAGGCGCTACCCATTTCTCAATGAGGACAAAAAGCCGGAACAAGTTGAATTTGATGTGATGGCAGAATCGCTCGATAAAAAGTATCTGCTGGTTGACGAATGCAAATGGACAACCCAAGAGAATGGCAAACAACTGACAGGCGAACTTCTCCGTAAAGCTAATTTGTTACTATTTATCAAGAACTACACCATCGTTCCGGTGCTGTTTCTTAAGAGTGCTCCGAAAGATGATGCTGGGAATGCAATGTTGCCAGAAGATGTTATTGAGTTAATGAAATAAAAGGATATAACAATTCACGACTTAAAGATGCTAGATTTTAGAAAACAATTTCAGGAAATTATAGAGCAATCCTATATTCCGTTCAATATAGATAAAGCTGCAACTTCAGATGTATGGAGTAATATTTACAAATTGATACTTCCTAATATTCCAGAAAAACTTTTTAGATATCGTAAAATAGACGATAAAGGTTATACTATTGAATCATTAAAATCCGGAACTATTTCATTATGCCATGCAGGAATGTTTCCGGATAAGTATGATTCATATTTATATATAGATCAAGACAAAATTCGCGAAGATTTAAAAAAGGCATTAAAGGATGCATTGCGCATAACATTGTCGCATATAACCCAGAAATCCTCTGATATAAGGGCAGAAAAGGCAACGCAAATATGTTACTACAGAGAGTGTGGATATACGGATGAACAAATTATAGATAAAATATTGACAGATGAATATATGGATTTTTGTAACAACATTGGGTCTGCGATAAAAAAGCAAGAGTCGCGTTTTAGAAATCCGAGAAATAGTGCAAAAATAGCATGTTTTACAGAAAGTGTACAGTCAAAATATATGTGGGATAGATATGCTGATGGGTATAAGGGATTTGCATTAGAATACGATCTTAGAAAATGTATTTTTAAATATAACTCATTGGGAATGGATGTAAATCTCTTTCCTGTGATTTATACTGAATTAAGACCTGACGTTACATTGGATGAGGGAAATATTCATACTTACGAGTATTTTAAGCAAGTTGGAGATAAAAATTGGTTGAACTTTTTGTCTTCCATGATATCAGTCAATCAATTATATTGGTATCGATCTTATCTTTATAAGGACCAAAAAGAATACGAACATGAACATGAATGGAGAATGCTGTATTATAACTTAGAGGATGAGAATAATTATGCATCAATTCCAGATGTCGGATGTTTGAATGCAATTTATTATGGTCCAGATATAATCCCAAAGGATAAGGATGAATTACATCTGATTGCAGTTGAAAAAGGACTGAAAGAGTATGATGTTGCTCTTGATGCTGGTAGCCGTAGATATGATTTAAGGATAACAGCAATTAAATAGGAATATTCTTTGCTCAAAAAAAATCAATCAACAACCTGAAAGTTGTGTCATCTCGATTATTTATACTACCTTTGCCTACAGAGTAAGGCAAAGGTATTTTTTGATGTATACAATGGCTGAAAAACAGATAGACACGGTTTTAGGATTGGTTGAAGGAACGGAGGAGAATAAAGACGAAAAGTGGATGTGTCATTCGCAAGCTATCGCTGCAACTATGTCAAACCGAATGGAGGAACTTGGTATGACACAACGAGCGTTGGCCGAGAAGATGAATTGCACTCAGCAATATGTCTCCAAGGTGTTGAAAGGTCGCGAGAATCTGTCATTAGAAACCTTGTGCAAGATAGAAAATGCATTAGGTATCAGAATACTGCAAGCCGGAATAGATAAGTAATAACACCATAACAGGGCGCAAGAATATGTCAATACAGAGCGAAGCGGCGTTGGAAGCCGGACTGATAGCCACACTTCGGCAAATGGACTACGAGTATGTTCAGATTACCGAAGAAGATAATCTTTATGCCAATTTCAAGCGGCAGTTGGAAATTCACAACAAGAAACAACTGGCGGAAGTTGGCCGTAACTCATTTACGGATGAAGAGTTCGAGAAGATATTAATCTATCTGGAAGGTGGTACTCGCTTTGAAAAAGCAAAGAAGCTTCGCGACCTATATCCTCTTGATACGGCTAACGGACAGCGCATTTGGGTAGAGTTTCTTAATCGTACCCAATGGTGTCAGAACGAATTTCAGGTTTCGAGCCAAATTACGGTGGAGGGACGAAAGAAGTGTCGCTATGATGTGACGATTCTTATCAATGGTCTCCCTTTAGTTCAGATTGAATTGAAACGTCGGGGAGTAGAACTCAAACAGGCATACAATCAGATTCAACGCTATCATAAGACATCCTTTCATGGGTTGTTCGATTATATTCAGTTGTTTGTCATCTCCAATGGTGTGAACACTCGTTATTTCGCCAATAATCCCAATGGCGGATATAAATTTACATTCAACTGGACGGATGCGGCAAACCTGCCATTCAATGAACTGGATAAGTTTGCTGTGTTTTTCTTGGAAAAGTGTACGCTCGGTAAGATTATCGGAAAGTACATCGTATTACATGAAGGTGATAAATGCTTGATGGTGTTGCGCCCATACCAGTTCTATGCAGTAGAAAAGATATTGGATCGAGTGCAGAACTCCAATGATAACGGTTATATTTGGCATACAACAGGGGCAGGAAAGACTTTGACTTCATTCAAAACTGCGCAACTCGTTTCGGAGTTAGATGATGTAGATAAGGTAATGTTCGTTGTCGACCGCCATGACCTTGATACACAAACACAGTCGGAATATGAAGCCTTTGAACCGGGAGCCGTTGACGGTACGGACAATACGGACGAGTTGGTAAAACGTCTGCATAGCAACTCCAAGATTATCATTACCACTATTCAGAAACTCAATGCAGCCGTAAGCAAGACATGGTATAGCAGCAAAATAGATTCGATACGCCATTCTCGTATCGTGATGATATTCGATGAGTGCCATCGTAGCCATTTCGGGGAGAGTCATAAGAAGATTATGCAATTCTTCGATAATGCCCAGATATTCGGATTTACCGGAACTCCAATATTTACAGAGAATGCAGTTGATGGTCATACGACCAAAGAGGTGTTCGGCAACTGCCTGCATCGCTATCTGATTAAGGATGCCATTGCTGATGAGAATGTTCTCGGTTTTCTTGTGGAATACTATCATGGCAGTGAGGAGGTGCAGAACGGCAGTACCAATCGCATGACGGAAATAGCCCAATTCATCCTTAATAATTTCAATAAGTCAACATTTGACGGAGAGTTCGATGCGCTGTTTGCCGTGCAGTCAGTGCCGATGCTTATCCGTTATTACAAGATATTCAAGGAACTGAATCCTAAGATTCGTATAGGTGCAGTATTTACCTATGCAGCCAATGGAAGTCAGGATGATGAACTGACAGGAATGGGTACAGGTTCTTATCTGAATGACAGTGCAGGCGAAGTCGATGAGCTGCAAGCCATCATGGATGACTATAACGAAATGTTCGGCACATCGTTTACGACTGAGAACTTCCGTGCATATTACGATGACATCAACCTGCGCATGAAAAAGAAGCGAGCCGATATGAAGCCGCTTGATCTTTGCCTTGTTGTCGGAATGTTCCTTACCGGTTTTGACAGCAAGAAACTTAATACGCTCTATGTAGATAAGAACATGGAATACCACGGCTTGTTGCAGGCATTTAGCCGGACGAACCGTGTGCTGAACGAAAAGAAACGCTTCGGAAAGATTGTATGTTTCCGTGATTTGAAGAGCAATGTGGATGCTGCTATCAAATTATTCAGTAACAGCAACAATCCGGAAGAAATAGTGCGACCTCCGTTTGAAGAAATCAAACAGGAATACAAGGAACTTGCATCCGATTTTCTGAAGAAATACCCGGACACAAACTGCATAGACCTTTTGCAGAGCGAAACGGCTAAGAAAGAGTTTGTTTTGGCATTTCGTGATATTATCCGTAAACACGCAGAGATTCAAATATATGAGGATTATAGCGAAGAAGCTGATGATCTCGGCATGACGGAACAGCAGTTTATGGATTTCAGGAGTAAGTATCTTGATATCCATGATACTTTTGCACTCGTTGATCCAGCACCGTCACCCAAACCGGATGATGATACAGATGTTCCGGATGACGGAGACTTCGGTGATGTGGATTTCTGCCTTGAACTCCTACATAGCGACATTATCAATGTGGCATATATCCTTGAACTCATTGCAGAACTTGACCCATATAGTGCCGATTACGCAGAACGCCGTCAGAATATCATTGATACGATGATTAAAGACGCAGAAATGCGCAGCAAAGCCAAACTTATCGATGGTTTCATTCAAAAGAATGTGGATGACGATAAGGAAAACTTCATGATTCAGCGAGACAAAGCTGACGGTACAAGCGATTTGGAAGAACGGTTGAACCACTATATTGCCGTTGAGCGAGAAAATGCCGTCAACTCATTGGCTGAGGAAGAGGAAATATCGTCATCGGTATTGAATCACTTCCTCAAAGAATATGACTACCTGCAAAAAGAGCAGCCGGAAATCATACAAAAAGCATTGAAAGAGAAGCATCTCGGATTGATAAAGACGAGAAAGGCGTTGACGAGGATTTTAGACAGATTGCGTAATATCATACGCACTTTCAGTTGGGATTAAAAGAAATACTGATATGGTAAAGACAAATGAACCCGGATATGTGTATATCTTGACTAATCCAAGTTTTCGTGAGGATTGGGTCAAGATCGGTAAAAGTGCGCGGCCTGTAGATATACGTTCCAAGGAACTTGACAACACGGCTGTTCCGTTGCCTTTTGAGATTTATGCAACCATTCAGACGGTCAAATATAACGATGTTGAAAAGCATGTACACAAGACTATTGATCGGTTGACGGATTTGCGTATTCGTCAGAATCGGGAGTTTTTCAATGTGCCGCCGCAAATAGCTTTGGATATATTCAATGACATAGCCAAGATGATTGATGATGCGGTTGTTACGGTCTATGTAGATAATAAACCGGTTTGCCATAACGAAAAAGATTCATTGCCTGTCGTGCAGAAGCGAACCGTAAAGCGAGGGCGTTTCAAATTCAGCATGGTCGGTATTAAAATAGGGGAATGCGTTACCTTTATTCCTACGGATACGGAAGTCAAGGTGGCAAGCGATGATTCCGTTGAATACGAAGGTCGTATTTATAAATTGTCCCCTTTTGTCGGTACGTTTATGCCGGAAGAGAAACGGAATACATCGGGTGCATATCAAGGGGCAAAATATTTCTCATATAAAGGGAAAGTGCTAGATGACCTGAGAAGTATAATAGAGAGCAATATACCATTGCCGGAAAGTGATGTAAACAAGATAATATAGAGCAATAAAGATATGAGCGAAGAACTGCAACAGAAACTCCGTGACCAGCTTTGGGAGGTCGCAAACCGTTTGCGTGGCAATATGTCGGCAAGCGATTTTATGTATTTTACCTTGGGATTCATTTTCTACAAATACCTGTCGGAGAAGATAGAAACATACGCTAACAGTGCGTTGGATGATGATGAAGTTACATTCAAGGAATTATGGGAAATGACCGATTCGGATGCACCGGAATTGCAGGAAGAGGTTAAGAACCAGTGCTTGGAAAATATAGGCTACTTCATTGAACCGAAGTTCTTGTTTTCGTCCGTAATTGAGGCTATCAAGCGGAAAGAAAATGTTCTTCCTATGTTGGAACGCTCGTTGAAGCGTATAGAAGACAGCACTTTGGGACAGGATAGTGAAGAGGATTTTGGCGGATTGTTCTCGGACATTGATTTGGCTTCGCCTAAATTGGGAAAAACAGCAGATGATAAAAACACGCTCGTCAGCAATGTGCTTCTTGCATTGGACGATATTGACTTTGGTGTAGAGGCCTCGCAAGAAATTGATATTTTGGGCGATGCTTACGAATATATGATTAGCCAGTTTGCAGCCGGCGCAGGCAAGAAAGCCGGTGAGTTCTATACTCCGCAAGAGGTCAGCCGCATATTGGCGGAGATTGTTACTCTTGGGCATAACCGTTTGCGTAATGTTTACGACCCTACTTGCGGTAGTGG